AAGTGACTTTAATGATAGATCGCAAGCCGCGGCGCTATTAGGCGCGCTGTTTCCGACAGCCGTAGGCGGCGTTGCTGGTGCGCTTTCAAGCCGCAAAGGCAAACGGCTCGCTGGCGCTGCTCGTGGCGCTGGAATCGGCGCGGCATACACAGTTGGGGCCGGCGCGGGGAATGCGCTTGGCGGTTTAGCGTCCGGCGGAAATTCATTAGCACGCCTTGGCGGCGGCGTAGGCGGCGGCGTTGGCAGTGCTTTACTTGCGGCTAATCTTTTACCGGAAATTGAAGAGGAGAAACAATCTATGGCTAATCCTTATACATTCGGCGCCAAGCTCGCCCAGTCAATGTGCTCGCCGTGTGACATGCCCAACGGCCCTACGAACAAGAAGCACATGACGGGCGCCAGTCCCGCTGTCCTAGAAGCAGACGAAAAGTCTGAAGAGCTGGGCCGGCCCGAAAGCGAAGAAACAGAGCACAGCGAAAAGGCGATTGATATTCCGGGCAAGGCTGCCGCATTTGGCGCGAAGCTTGCGGCAAATTACGGCGGTGTGTTGCAGCATCCCAATCAATTTGATTCCGCAAACAAAGATCTGCAATTAGTTAATCCCGCTACGGGTTTTTCGCAAGATGACAAGATGACGTTCCCGTATGACGGTCCCACGCCTGTGAGCGTTGCAAAAAGCGTCTTGGGTTTCCTAAATAAGCAACGGTTAGCCGCGGGCAACGCAATCGGCGAAACAGTCGGCTCGTTAGCCGGCGCACCTGTGTCAGCGTGGACGGGCCCGAGTTCTCCCAAGCCGCCCCGTTCGTTAAATGACATTATTGCCGGGCAGGTTTCGGAGCATTCGCCGCCGCCCAGCGAACTCGTGGCGCGCATGAACGTCGACGGCAGCAATAAGTTAAATCCCGCGCCTGCTCCCAAAGAAGGCCCGGGCATGATGTCGCAAATCCTGGGTTCGCCGTATACGCCCTATGTCGCTGGTGGTCTGGGCGCGACTGGGCTGGCGGCGCTTGCGTATCACCTTATGAATCAGAAGCCTAAGAAGAAGCGCGAAGAAGATCGCGGAGAAGATAAGGAATAAACGGACACATGAGCGGCAGTATTCCCCCGCTCTCTGTCGACCAGGCTAGCCAGATTGCTAAAAACACGCCGGGGCTAGCTGCTAATACAGAGCCGGGATTTGCAAACACGTACGGCCCCGGCACGCATCTTCCTGGTGGCCTGCTCGAGAGCGCTATTCCCGCAGCTGGAATTGGCGCGCTTGGGTTGTTGCTGTTTTATCGCCGGCATCTGCAAGACCAGCAGGCAAAACAAAAGAACCAAAACAAACAAGCAAACAATAAACAGGCAAGCCTCGCGGATCTTCAAACGCAGCTACCTGGAATTCACGCTAAAGACATGCTTTTAGGCGGCGCATTGGGTGGCGGCGCTGGGCTGCTGTATGACTTAGCCAAAGGCGCGCCCGAAGGTAAGCGCCTCTCGAAAGCCTTGAAGCGCGTCTTAGGCGGAGCCGCAATTGGGGCGGTCGGGGCGAATGTCCTAGGCGATCGCTTTCGGCGTTATCACAGTAACGTCATGATTCCTGCTGGCTATGACGCAGGACAAAAAGCTCGGCAATTAGTGCCAAAGTCCATGCAGCAATTTGTAGACGCCGCTATTAAAGACAAGCCTGCGTTTGATCCTAAAGATCTGGCGGAGTTTCAGGCCAAGTATCCGCACAAGGATATTGCCGATACTGTGTTGGGCGCCCGTCGAGAATTAAATCGGGTTGCGCAGGGCGTGCACTCAAAGAACCCAATTACAGACTATTGGCAGAAAAATACCAACGGCAAGAACGCGCCCTATTACTCAGTGAACGAGCAGAATCCAAACTATGGCACTAACGTCGCGCAGCTGTTTGGTCCGCAGAACAGCGAAAATCTGCAAACGCTGCTTAAAAATCCAGACGAGATTATTGCCACTGAAAATCAGAACACAGACCCAAAATATACCGGTGCGTGGCAAACCAGCGGGCTCTTCGGCGCTGATACTTTATTGGGCGGCCAGCAGGTCATAGCCACTCGTGACGGAAAGAACATCGTCGGGCGCGTATTAGACCGCTACGACATGACGCCAAGCAAAGCTGAACTTCAGGAAGCGAGCAAAGCCGTCACGGGCCTGCAGATTTTAAATCCGTGGTGGTGGGCCAAACAGCGTGAAAAAGCGCCTGGCGACTACAACAAAGCTGATACTACCAATGCGGGTTTTATGGCGAATCTGCTCTCCCGATTAGCCTGGGACAAAGTGCTCACCGAAGAGCATCCGTGGGTCAGCCAGAACTTTAAGATCACACCGGGCCAAGAAGCCAGTTGGTTTCCGTGGCGCAAAGCCGAGGGCCCCGAGTTACAATTAAACACAGAGGCGGGGAAGTAAAAATGCGTTTATTGCGCTAACTCTTTTTAGGAGGCGATTATGATGCGCCTGACCAAAATACTATTTCTAGCCGTTTTTCTATTCCTAATTTTTACCAACACAGTTTCAGCCGGAACTCGAGATCCCGACACTTCCGACAGCAAGTACGTTGAATTTGGCCGGCAGTTTCCCAATGTGATTAAATTGCGGGCGATTCGTCACCGCCGTGGCGAGCAAACAGACGAACCCGTTTATCAATATGGCTCCGCTGTAGTCATTCGACCGCACTGGGCGCTTACGGCGGCCCACGTGCTGATTAACACGACGCAGCCCGCAGCAATTAAAGACGGGAATGCGCACCCGATCACGCTAATCGTTTGCCACGCAGATTTTAAAGAAGACACGCTCGGGTACTACGACTTGGCGATTTGTTATTCGCCGCGGGCATTTGATTTGAAGTTTTACCCGCCTCTGTATCGCGGCACTGACGAGGTCGGCAAGGCTGCGACTATTGCGGGCTACGGTCTGCACGGAACTTTTCACACAGGCGCTACGCAGGTCGACGAGATGCGCCGGGCTGGGCACAACAAGATCGATAGCGTCGATATGGGATGTTTAATCTGCACACCCAGCCGAGCCGGGAAATTTCCGCTAGAGTTTATGATTGCGCCGGGTGACTCTGGTGGCGGCCTATTTATCGGCAATGAATTAGCGGGTATTAACTCTTATCTGTCGGCTAGCGATAAAAAGCCCGACGGCACATATACAGACGACGCCGCCCACACGCGTATCAGTTTGTATGCCAATTGGATAGAATCGCAAATTAAGCATCACGAGTTTGCGTTACAAGCTCGCGCGACACTCGGCCCAGAACTTGGCCCAGAACTTGGTCCAGAGATTGGCCCAGAACTTAGCCCAGCCACTGCGGAATAACTATTATGGAAAGCCTGGCGTTTTTGGTGGCGGGATTGTTTTTGCTTTTTACGGTGTCCGGCCCGGCGGCGGTACTTTTAGCGTTAAACGGCTTCTGGCCGGGCGCTGTGCTGTGCGGTTTATTAGCGTGCAGCACTGGCTTGCACTGGTTCTGGAACGTGCAGTCAAGCGTGCGCTATGTGGGCTTAATTTCGGCGCTGCTCGGGATTGCGTCTGCGGGCGTTATTCTTAGTCGGGCGCTCGGGCGGTAAAATAAATACGCCGCCGCCCCAAAAGACTCCGCCATGCCAGACATGCCAGACATGCCAGACACTAATTCCAATTTCCAGCCGGACTACACCCCAGAACAGCTGGAAAGCCTGGGCGTGTACGATTCTTTATATCGCGGCCAGGGGCCCAGATTAGCCAGCCTAGGCGAGTGGAAACCAGAATGGATATCTGAGCATGATCCAAAAGGCTGGGCGCAATGGTATAAAAGGTACTCATCTGGGCGCAGAATTCCAGACGAAGACAACCGGCAGATTAAACGCTGGCTGAGCTTCAAGGCGCGCCATGGCGGTCCGTTCAGCAAGAACCCCACGCCCCGTAGAGGCTGGGCGCTGCGAAATTGGGGTATCGAGCCGTCTAAATTAGTGGCGGCAGAAAACCAAGATAAAGTCAAAGAAATGCTGGACGCCTACAAGACACGCAAGATGCAGAAATACGTGCAAGAGCGCGTCCAGCAAGAAAAAACTGCGCAGGCACAGCTAGGGGATGTTTTTCCGGTTTCCTGTCACGAACGCACAGCCGAAGCGGAACCGGGCCAGGCTGCGCGGGTTGTGCCTGCGCTTTTTAAAGAAGCCGATCTCAAGCCCGAAGTGAATCTCCAGCCGCATCAAGAGCGTATTCAAGAGACAGTCACTGAAGACAGTCCGCGCGTACTGGTCTATCACGGCTTAGGATCTGGCAAATCTCTGTCTGCCATTGCCGCTGCCGAGGCCGCTAAAAAGAAATATCAAGAAGACTACGGCATTGTGGCCCCGGCGAGTCTGCGGCAGAACTTCCAGAAAGAAGTCGAGAAATTCACGCAGAACTCCAAGCCCGAGATTCTTTCGTATACGGGCTTAGGCCTGGGCAAGAAGTTCACGAAGGTGCCTGAAACGCTAATCATGGACGAGGCGCACAGACTCCGGAATCCCGGCGGATCTGCGGCTCAAGCTGCCGCCGACGTCGCGAATCAAGCTAAGCGCGTGCTGCTTCTGACCGGCAGCCCGATTACGAATTCTCCGAGCGATCTGGCGAACTTGATCTCCATCGTAGCCAGGAAGAATATCTCGCCGCAGGAATTTGAAAAGAAATACGTTGGCTACAAAAAAGTCTATCCCGGGTTATTTAATTACTTCGCTGGCATTAAGCCCGGCGACAAGGCTGTGATTAAAAACGAATCTGAGCTGAAAGAGCTGCTCAAGGGCCGCGTGGATTATCAGCCCAGCAAGACTCCCGAAGGCGTGAACGTCAACGAAGAAAAAATCACAGTTCCGCTTACGAGCGCGCAAAGCAAAATTCAGCAAGCTTTACGCACCAAGATTCCGCCCGGATTTCTATGGAAGCTCGATCAAGAGTTTCCGCTCAGCAAAGACGAGTTGGCTAAATTAAATAGCTTCTTAACTGGCCTGCGGCAAAACTCTGTGAGCACGCGGCCGTTTCGTGTCGACAACGACGCCTTTAAATCTTTTCAGCAGTCTGGGAAACTTCAGGAAGCCTATAAACGGCTGGATGAGCTTTTAAAATCAGATCCGCGCAAGAAGGCCATTATTTACTCGAATCATATTGGCGCTGGAATTGAGCCTTACGCTGCCGCTCTGGCTAAATACAACGTTCCGCACGGGATCTTTCACGGCGGCGTGCCTACCAAACAGCGCCAGAAATCGCTGGCTGACTACAACGCCGGAAAACTACGCGCGCTCTTGATTGGCCCGGCTGGCGCTGAAGGCTTGTCGACCAAGGGGACAAACTTAATCCAGCTTCTAGATCCGCATTGGCACGAGAGCAGGACTCAACAAGCTCGTGGCCGTGGTTTGAGATTCGACAGCCACGACGATCTGCCCGAAGAGCTCAAGAACGTCCACGTGCAGAGATTTATCTCTAAATCGGAAGAGCCCAGCTTTTTAGGCAAACTCATGGGCTATCGGCGCGAACGTACGGGAGATGAAATCTTGGAACGCCTATCCAACGAAAAAGAAAAGTTAAATGAGCGGTTCCGGGAACTCCTGCGAGAGCTGGGCACGCAAAATGCGCAAAAAACAGCGGCGCATGCGTTTGGCGAAAAGTTGGCTAGTTCAAACGCGTACGCCGATTACGAAGCCCAAATGGCAAAACAGCACGGCTCTCCGGCGCACAGTTTATGGCTCGCTCTTACTGGGCAATACGAAGACGACGCAGAAGCCGGCACGCACGACTTTAACGACGTGAACGCACAGGCGGCACTCATCGCAAAACATAAAGCTATGATAGCGGCGCATGCGTTTGGCGAAAAGCAAGCCAGCTTTCGTTGGTACAAGCGGTTCCCCGTCAATGAAAACCTGGCATTAAATCTGTCATTTGGCGGGCCCAGTCTCACCGTGCGTAAGATCATTCCGGGCACAAGTATGACGTTCGGCAATCGGGCGCCTCGGCTTTATGTCGGCACGCCAATTCCAGGCGTGGCGTATCAACAATATCTCAGTCCCAAGAAGCACAAGATTAAAGCCGAGAAGGAATTTAAAGACAACCCAGAAGATCAACGCTCGACCTGGGAGAAGATAAAAGACTTCCTTTTTGGCTCTGACTATAAAGACGCAGACTAAAGCCAAAGACTAAAAATTGCGCTCTGCGATAATATTGCGCAAACTCAGCCCGCGGGTACTATATTCCTAGTCCCGCGGGTTTCTTTTTTTTTACGTGAGCATATGAATAACAAAGCAAAAGTGTTCGTGCAGCTGGCCTCGTATCGCGATCCGCAGCTGCCCATTACCATCGCAGACATGCTTGAAAAAGCCGACAATCCCAGTCTGCTGAACTTTGGCATCTGCTGGCAATACGACGAGACTGAAGATATCACGCAGTATGACAATCTGCCCAACTTTCGCGTCTCCAAACATCCTTATGCAGAAAGCCAAGGACTGGGCTGGGCGCGGAACATCACGAACCAGCTCTATGCCGGCGAAGGCCTGACGCTGCAACTCGACAGCCATCATAGATTTTTAAAGGGCTGGGACACGATGATGTACGAGGATTACTACGCCGCCCGGGAACTCTGCGCCAAGCCCGTGCTCAGTACTTATCTCACGCCGTTCGAGCCGCAGCAGACAACGTATGAAAAAATTCCATGTTTAATGAGCCAGTACGAGTTTAGCTCTGACAAGCTGCTCATGAGCCGGCCGTATCACATCATGGATTATCTAACGCGCACAAAGCCTATTCGCGCACGCACAATCAGCGGGCACTTTTTATTAGCCGCGGGGAAATTCATCGAGGAAGTTCCCTACGATCCAGATATTTACTTTGGCGGCTACACCGAAGAGACCACGATGAGCGTGCGGGCGTTCACTCACGGTTGGGATTTCTACAGTCCGTACCGGCAATACATCTGGCACGAGTACACGCGCAACGGCCGGCCAAAGCACTGGGAAGATCACGGCCGGGAATCGCAGACGAAGCAAACCAGCGGCGAGCGTGATATTTACGCCAGAAATAAGACACGGCAGATATTTGGTCAGGAAGCGCACGGTATTGAGATGGGCAAATACGGCTTGGGCACTGTCAGAACGCTGCGCGACTACGAGCTATTTGGTGGCTTTGATTTCAAAAAATGCCGGCTGCAGGACTACACGTTACAAGTCAAAGAGCCGCCGAATCCTGAGAATTGGGAAGAGCAGTTTGTTTCCCGCAAACACGATGTACTGTGCAACTGGGATCTTGAGTTCTTTAAAAAGCTAAAGTTCCAGAAACCCAAATTTTTAACGCTTGGCGTCCAGACTGAAGGCGGCGCTGAGCTCTACCGCAAAGACTTCACGCTAGAGCAGGACTCGGAGCACGTAAATCTTCTTATAAACTCGCATCACGCGGCATTTTATACAGAGTTGCAGCCGGCTAAAATTGTGATGTACCTGTTTGACGAAGAAAAAGAGTGGAGCCCCGTCTACGAGAAAAAACTTTAATGCGCGTCGTTTTTACACTAATTGGCAATTCCCGGCGCAGCGGCTATCTAGACGGCCATTCGCTGCGCTATGGCGGCGTCGGGGGCTCGGGCACAGACACCAGCACGCTCCTGGTCGCTGAGTATTTAGCCGCGCAGGGCCACGAGGTTGTAGTGGCGCTCGATAGGCTGGAGCCGCATTTAGAAAAACAGCACGCAGAACTCGGCCGGCATTTTGACTCCGGCAGAATTGTAAACGGAGTGCAGTACTGCGATCTTGATTTCGCCAACGTCGAGAACAAAACATTTGACGTCTTGATTAATAGTCTGTGGCTGCACAATTACGACGAATTGCCGATCACAGTCACGCGGGCGGTGATTTACTGGTGCCACATGCAGTGGATCTACGGCATTGATGAAGTGGCGGCGTTTGCCAAAAAACATAATCTTGCGCTGGGTTTTGTGCATATTTCTAATTGGGAAAAAAGCATGAACGCGCCGTGCGTAGCTCGAGCTGCGGCTATCACGCCCACGCAGACGGCGCTTATTCCCAATCCGGAGCCGGACGACGTAATTCAGCAAGTCTTGGCTGAGAACATTCCGCGCAAACCGCACAAATTTGTCTTTCACGCCGCGTGGCCGAGAGGCGGCGATGTAGCCATTGCGGCAATTCGTCAGTTGCCGTGGCCCGACAAAGAGCTCCACGCATTTGATTATTTAATGGTGATTCACGCGCACGAAGATGCGTTTTTTCATATGCATAACGGCGTGGACAAATTCACGCTGTACAGGCACTTAGCCGAAGCCGAGTACTTCGTCTATCCGCTATACACGCCGTATCAAGACGTGCACAAAGACACGTTTTCTTGTGTAGTAGCCGACGCCATTGCGCTGGGCTGCACGCCAATCACTTATCCGCTGGGCGCTCTGCCGGAAAACTTCGACGGCTACTGCCACTGGCTGCCGTTTCCAGCCGGCATTGATTCAGCAGAGCTGCAGGCACAGGCGCTCACTAAAGATATTGTCGGCGATTTTAAAAGCCCGGCCGTCGTGCAAAATATCGTCAACGCCATTATGCATCTCGAGCAGCAGCCGGCGCTCAAAGACAAAGTAAAACAAACAGGCGCGCAGTTTATTCTCGATAGGCTTAATACTGCCGCGGTTGGCAAGCAGTGGATGGATTTTATTGACAAACTTACAGCGTAAATTCGCATGCCGTACGATCAAGACGACCTGACGCAATACTACACGCGGTTTCACGACGACACCAATATTCCCGAGCAGCACATCGCATATCTGCGGGCGTTGCGGGATGAGTTGGGTATTTATCCAAAGGTGATTTACGATATCGGCGCTGCGGTCCTGCACTGGTACAAAAACGCCCGCGAAATTTGGCCCGAGGCGCAGATTTTCGTTTTTGACGCTGTGCGAGAATTGGCGCCGTTTTATGCGGCTAAGAATGTACCGCACAGCATTGACGTGTTCAGCGACACGGTTGGGCGAGAGTTGACATTTTATTGCCACCCTATTTATTTGGGCGGCAACTCGTACTACAAAGAGAGCGAAGAGTATTCAGCAGCCGCGGCGAATATCTACACGCCCGAGACGGCTGAGACTCGGATTACCAACACAATCGACAACGTTGTGGCGCAGAATCAGTGGCCCGCGCCGGATTTTGTCAAACTGGACGTGCAGGGCGCAGAGCTGGATATTCTCCACGGCATGCCTACGGCGCTCCAGACAGTCCAGCATCTCATCGTGGAACTGCAGCACGTGCAATACAATCTAGGCGCCAAGCTAGTAGACGACGCGCTTCCTGTTATTGGGCAGCTGGGTTTTACATTGGTGCAGCGGGGCGTGAATCCGTATTTATGCGGCAACGGCCCCGACGCCGATTACCATTTTTCCAGAACATAATTCTCGGGATGCGGGATTATGAAATTGCTCGATTTTGTCGACGCAATTTTTTACATCAATCTGCCGGCGCGCACAGACAAGGCCGCCGCTATGGTGCAGCATCTCGACGCGCTCGGGCTGCTCTCAAAAACGATTTGCGTGCCAGGGCGTACGCCAGCTGAGTTAGGCTTTACGCCAAAAGACGACGGCACCTATGACCACATTGCATACAGCGCCGGAAACGCGGCAGCGCATTTAGATATTGTGCAGCGGGCCTATGCCGCCAACATGGAAAACATTTTGGTGCTGGAAGACGACGGCCGTATTTATGCAGAAACTGGCCATCCGCTCTGGCCTGTGGAAACGGCCCTAGACCAGCTCGCGCAGATCCCCGATTGGGAGATTCTGTTTTTAGGGGCTACGATTGGCGACGAGCGGCTGCAGCTGGTGGCGCCCAATCTCGTCAAGGTTGCTGTGACTGTTTGCTCGCACGCGTTTATTATGAATCGCCGGATATTTGCGCCTATTCTGGGCGAAAAATGGGGCCACTCGTACGACTGCTGCCTGTCTAATTCTTTTCGACAAAAATACGTCGTGTATCCGCTGGGCGCTATTCAGGTATTTATTAATAGCACGGATATTGGCAACGGCCACACGCCCGGCGTTTCTTTCTGGGCTGCGCAGCTCGACCGCCCGATTGACCGGCTTTACGAATAAAAAACGCAATAAAACAGCCAAAATTGCGGCTGTTTACGTTTTAACGAGGCGCGACCCGGTTAAATTTGGTATTATGCGTGTAAGATGATTTTGGCGTCATACCCGCCGAGGAGCCAAGGATGGCAAGCTCGTTCAAGAGTTACAAGGCGGTCGTAAAGGCGCTCCGCCAGCACGTCGCCGCTGCGTATCCGATTTCTGTGCAGCGGGTAAAACTCAGCAGCAAGCTCGAGGGGCGGTGCTGGAAACACGGCAAAAAGTTCTTTATCCAGATTGATAAAAATCTGGACGAGGCCCGCGCCATTGACGTGCTGCTGCATGAGTGGGCGCACGCCAAGGCTTGGAATCACATGTTGGACACGGCCGCGACAGACGCCGCGTTTAACAAGCTTGCGCACGATCCGGCGTGGGGCGTGGCGTATAGCGAGGTGTACTCAGCCTACGAGCGCAACTTTACGCACCAGGTGCTGTGATGGGAGATTTTAATCTCGGCACTGCGGGAGTTGTGTTCGTCACATATTTTCTGATCGATATTTTGTACGCGTTCTATGTGATTTACGTCGGCAAACGGGACGCTGTTCGGTCGGCGCTGGCCAGTTCGGCGCTGTACAGCTTAGCCGCATATGGCGTCATCACGTATTCGCGAAATATTGCCTACGTCGTGCCATTAGCGCTGGGCGCGTTTTTGGGCACATACGTCATCGTCAAACTTAAAAAGTGAGCTATGACCAAACCGCTCTCGCGCGAGTTTTTACTCAGCCAGAAGAAATGCTGCGGGCGTAAATGTAAAAATTGCCCATATGTTCCCAAGCACACAAGAAACAGCACTAAAACTAAATGAGCGTCAGGTATGCAGCAAATTATTACAGGTCACGAAGACATCGGGCTGCAGCTTTTTGCGGACTTCCTAGACGAAGCGGAAGAACGCCGGCTGCTTGAAAAAATCGACAACACTGCTGTTGCGCGGGCCAGACGAGGCAAGAGCCGCGAGAGCGTTCGTCGGTATGGCTCTGCCGTGCCGTATAACTCGTATATACAGTCCAAGATGATTCCGGACTATCTGCTGCTATTCGCTGAAAGACTGGTAGAGGCGCAGCTGACCCCCAAGCTTGCCGACTCGGTGTCTATTAATGAGTATTTAACCGGCCAGATTATTGAGCCGCACGTGGACAGTAAGAGCAGCGGCAAAATCATCACAGTAATGAGCTTAAAAAGCCCGGCAACGATGCTGTTTTCAAATTTAGCCAATTCCCGCCAGAGTTTTTCTGTAGAGCTGCCGCCCCGAAGTCTCGTCCAGCTGCGGGGCGATATTCGGTATCTCTGGCAGCACTCAATTTTGCCAGTCCCGGGGCATAGATATTCTGTAGTATTTCGCTGTAGCGCCGATTGCGACGTATAATGGTCAAAAGTCGCCTAATTGCTTGCGCCAATTTGATTTACTAAAATAAGGGCGCATTTTCGTACACTTTATTTGGAGCGCGGTTCATGAGCTATTTAGACGTGCAGGTTTTGCGGCGGTTTACCTATAAACTGGCTAGCACACAAGTTGTTGACGATCCGGCTAAGATTCGTGAGCAATTTGCCGGCGGCGGCGCTCCGAAGCCTGATCTTCAAGACGAAGCCATGATGACGGTAAATAATCCGTCCCGCGTTGGCCCCATAGCGGCCGACGCCGCAAAAGCCGTTGGTCAAAAAGCGATGGGCGGCGTAAACGCGGCAGCGCAATATCTGCCCGACCTGAAGACGTTGGGCTACGGAGCAGGCGGCGCGCTTCTCGGCGGCGCCGGCGCCATGGGCTTAGCTAATTTGCTGCGCTCTGAAGAAGAGAAGAAGAAGGGCCCGTCGCTGCTAGCTGGCGCTGGTGGCGCATTGGCCGGCGGTATTGGCTTACCGCTGTTGCTGCAGTATCTGACTGGTGCCCAGTCGGCGGGCCCTGCGCTTGCGGCCAATGACATGTCTATCGGCAGCCCGGGCGCTGAAATTCCAGGGCTGCAAAACACGCGACCCACGGACACCGCCGGATTAGTGTAAGTTTGTTTTAAACCGGCAACACAAAATAAAACAAAAGCCGTCAGAGAAATCTGGCGGCTTTTCTCTTTTCATGGCGCGCATTTCATGCTGTAATGCGCCATACTGGTCGAGTTTTGTATACTTAATCTGTGCAGGAGAACTTATTGTGGGCGCCAATCCAAAACGGTTTGTGGTCAATGCCGAGCAGCGCGTGTATGTCGATAAAACCTGGGGCTACGAGGACTGGATCTGGAACGGGCGCTACTGCGGAAAAAAGCTGGTTTTAAACAAAGGCAAAGAGTGCAGCTTTCACTATCACAAAGTCAAAGACGAGGTCATTTACTTAGCTAGCGGAAAAGTGCTGCTGCTTTACGGCTGGGACGAAGACATCAGCACCGCGGCCGAGCTTACACTAACGCCCGACATGGCGTTTCACATTCCGCCCGGCATGTACCACAAGTTTAAAGGGCTGGAAGAGTCGGTAATGTTTGAATTCAGCACGCACCACAGCGACAAGGACGTCGTGCGGGCGGGTGACCCCAGTCATAGCAAGGACGCTACGGATGACGAAGAAGACGATAGCGACGCAGATTCTTGAGCGTAAGTTTCAAAAGCAGGCCAATCCATTTGGCAGCATGAATTTGTTTTCAGGCGATAGTGTGGCCGGCGGCGCCAAGCCGGCTGCAATTAAATCCGCGCCGGTTACTGCGCCGCCAGTGCCGGGCCCAAAGCCCGCCTTACAGCCGCAGGGTTTGGGTAACGCACTTCAGCAGGCGCAGACGCAGGCAAATCAGCTGTCATTTAAAGACTGGCACAAGAATCCAGGAAATCTCCCACCGCCGACATTTAACGCCGCAAATTATCCTAAAGATACGTTAACGCAACGCGCCTTCGGCGGCCTGACCGGTTATCCAACGACGGAGGCGCAGCAGCACCAACAGGCGGTCAACAAACATTACGGAGATTTGCTCAGTACTGTGAGTTCGCAAAATCCGTCATGGCTTGGCCGCATGATGGGTTATGAAAACAATGCGCATCCGCAAGATGTAGAAGAAGCGAGCAAATTTATTCACTCTGTCGCCCCGGACACGGGGATCGTCAAAGGTACGCCCGGCGGTATTTTTGGCGGATTTACGCAACCGGGCGCCGGTATGGCCGCCGCGCAGTTTGCGCGTTCGCCGGCTGGGCTGAATATTGCACAACAAATTGCGCAGACTGGCAGTCGTGTCGTGAACACGCCAAGCGGCGCCACGGCGATTCTTGGCGGAGCCGCTGCCGCGCCGGCTGTCGCGGCGGTTACCGCTGGTTTGCCGCAAGCTGCTGCGCCGGCTGCACAGGCCGGCTCGGCTGTCGGCCAGTTGGCGCGCGCTGCTGTACCAGTAGCCGGTGTTGTCGGGGGCTCGGCGGCCCTAAATGCAGCAGGCGTTACAGGCGAAAATATTGCAGATAGCGCCCTGCCCGCTGCTCAGCAACCGGTCGCGACTCAAGCCCCGCCCCAAGCCGCGCCACAAGACGGAACTCAGGCCGCACAAGCACAGGCGCAACAGCCAGCCGAAAGCAAGCCGATATTTGATCCGCAGCGGTCACCGTCTGCGCAAATTGCCAAAAACGACCAGGCAGCGAGCCAGCCCGCACCGGCGTTTGATGCCGAGGCCGCGTCAAAGCAGTATCAGGCGGCCAAAACACCTGAAGAACGTAACGCCGCGATTCAAGGAATGGCCAAGCAGCTGCAGACCGGGCTTTCGGGTGCCGACGCGACTGGCGCGCAGCACGTAATGGCCGGCGATTTTAATACGCCTGAAGCCAAAACGTTTATTGACAACAAACTTGGGCCAGCGGGCGACGAATTTTTGAAACAAATGACGGCCGGCAATCCTCAAGATCCAAATTTGTGGGGGCAAGCCGCAGGAATGTGGGAGTCGCTAGGAACAGCCGGGCAGATTGCTTTTTCAATTGGCGTGCCCATGGCATTATTGGGCATGATTGGCGGCAGCGGTATTACAACGCTACTCGGCGCTCTGGGCATTGGCGCGGCTGGTTTGATGGGCGCGTCTGGCGGCTTATTTGGCCAAGACGCGCAGAATTCTGTTAACAGCGCTATCGGCGGCCTTGGCAAATCTTTAGCGCCTATGCTGGGCATTAATTTGCCGAATGAAACTGATATCAAAACTCGGTTAACTGCAGCGGCGGAGCAAAGCCCCGAACAAGCGCAGGCGGAGCTGGCAAAAGTGCGGGCAGAAGTAGAACCATACGCCCGCTTTAGTCCCGAGGCGCAAAAATTTTTAACCGACTCGGCCGACCCGAACTACATGTACAACCAAGCAAAAAACTACGCAACCGAAAATTTTGCGCAGTTAGCCGACGAACGGATGGCAAATCCGGAAGGCCGGACTTGGACGCAATACGCGGGAAAGCTTTTAGGACTTAAAGGCGAAGATGCAAACAAACCAGGAACATGGAGTTCATATCTTATGGGCGCACCTGACACAGCTACACGCGCGCAAAACGTTGAAGAATCGTTAGCACAAAAAGGTTGGAAACGTGCCGCGCTGCAAGTCATGCATAAAGCCGCGCGGTGCTGGGCTGGCTATGAACCAGTGCCGGGCAAGAAGCCGTATAGCAACGACTCGTGCCGGCCGATTGGCGGCAAAAAGAAAAAGAAGAAGACAGAGAAAAAAGCTGTAGACGGTTACACTGGCGCATACAGCAACCGGCCGTTTGATGTTGAGCACGCCGCAAAGATGTTTAAAATGCCGGCAAAAAATCCGCAGCTTGTTTACAACCGGATGATGAACACTTGGAAACAAAATAAATTTTCTCCAGCGCAGTTTTCCGAAATGCGCCAAAAATACGACGGCCTGCCGCCCGCGTTTAACACAACCGGGCAGCCTCCCGTGGCGGCGCAGCCTGCTCCAACACCGCCGCAGCAGGCTGTTAAGCCCGCGGCGCCCACAGCTTCTCCGTCGGCTACGCCTGTGGCGCCGCCGTCTCTCGCAACAGCGCCAAAACCTGCGCCGCAAAATCGGCCCACTATGACGCAGATGCCTCCGCAAACCGGCCCAATGCCGCCATCATCCGGCGCAACTGCATACATAAAGAGTGTGCGGGGTGGGCGTCGTTAATAAATTACCGCGGTTTAGGAAAAATTTATGCGCAAAAAAAGCAGCAAGCCCAAACGAGAATACAAAGCAGCCCGCCGCGCCCAGCGAAAACGCGTAAAACAGGAAAAACGAGAAAAAGCGGTTATTGCGGATATTTCGCCCGTCGAGATTAAACCGCGCACAAAAGCGCAGCACAAAGCGCTGCAACTAATTGCCAACAATCATATCTCGTTCTTGCTCGGTTCCGCTGGCTCTGGCAAGACGTTTTTGGCTATGGCTTATGCTATTAACGAAGTATTGAGTCAGCGCCGTAGCCAGATTGTGCTCACGCGCCCAATCGTAGAGGCCGGCGAAAAGCTGGGATTTCTGCCCGGCACGTTTGGCGACAAGGTGAATCCGTATATGCAGCCGCTGTACGACACAATGGATTTATTACTCGGCAAGCAGAGCCCGCGCCGCGAAATTATTAACAAATCTGTTGTGCTGGCGCCGCTTTGCTACATGCGCGGCAGAACGTTCCACGACGCGGTCTGTATTTTTGACGAGGCGCAGAACGCCACCTACGCGCAGCTCAAATTATTTTTGACGCGGTTTGGTGAAAATACGCAAGTTATTGTGACTGGTGATCCGCAGCAGAGCGACCTAAACGAAAAAACAGTAGCGCTGGTCGAAGTTACCGCACGGCTAAAAGATATCGCCGGAATCGGTATTACAGAATTTGCTGCAAGTGACGTTGTTCGGCATCCATTGATCAGCAAAATTTTGACGCGGCTGTAAATCTGTATTGCCAGATATTTTGACCGCTATTACACTGAGCGCTTGTCTCGTACTCAGAGGTCAAGATGTTAAAACCGTTGTCTGAAATGGTCGCGCTGTTAAATAACGACCTAAAAAACGAGTGGAAGCACCTAAAGTTCTATTTGTATCACGCCAGCGCCATTACTGGGTTTCACGCGCACGAGTACAAAGAGTTCTTACTCGAGCAGGCCGCCAGCGAACTAAACCACGTCAGCCAGTTCTGCGATTTGATTATTGGCTTGGGCGGTATTCCCACGAACGACAGCAATTATTTTCCGCTGCTGACGCATCCGCAACACATTATTGACTACGCCTGCAAGATGGAGGCGGAAGTCGTAGAAAACTACACGCACCGCATTGCGTCGTTGGCCGGGTTTACGCCGAGCGCCGACACTAAATGGATCGAGATTTTTCTGGAAAAACAAATTGAAGACAGCCGTACAGATTTAGACCATCTGCGGCAGATTTTAAAAGGAGCCTAATCTGCAGGAGAGGCGCGGAGATGGCGCACGACGCGACACTGATTTCTCGTCTCGGTGGCGCGATTAGCTGGTCTCTGCGGTGCGCGTTCGTAACCCGAAATGCGCATGCACGGCTTCGGACAAGCCGCCGTGCCGGACGTTGGTTGCTGGGTTCTAACGGTGTCCGACCGCCCCTTTCGCCCCCACGTAATACGAGCACAAGCGGGATACGAGCGGTCCTGCTGCCAACGTCCAGCCTGCTTTCATTTTGTAAGAAAAAAAACGCGTTTTTCTTACAAAACGTGCCTTGCCGTATTTACCGATTTTTAGTTATGCTACCGTTAGTCTTTTTACAAGGAGTTTATCTGAAATGCCAATGGATTATATCTCGAGCCTGACGACGCTTTTTGGCGCCGACGCGACGATTACTGGTACCGGGACGAACGCCGTGTTGTCGTTCAAGCCGTCGCAAACCGGCGTTGATAGTAATTTTGGAACGCCGCAGACAGCCCGCCCCGAAGCTATTGTGCTGGCGCTGCTGCAGAAGGTTTTTGCGGCGCAGGGCGTGACGGCCAATCGCGCTATGGAAGTGACAAAGACGTCGGTACTGGGCACAAAAGACAACGTTCAGGTCAGCGGCGAACAGTACATAATTCGCATCTTTTCGGCGTCGGCGCTTTCCGGGCTGGACCCCGACACGCTCTAAAACATGTACGACTATTTGGTCGTCGGCGCTGGATTATTTGGCGCCGTATTCACCGAGCAAGCAACGTCTCGCGGTAAAAAGGTCTTAGTGATAGACCGCCGCGAGCACATTGCCGGCAATTGCTATACAGAGCAGCGGTACGGCGTTGAAGCGCACGTCTACGGCCCGCACATTTTTCACACCAACAGTGAAAAGATCTGGAATTACGTCAGGCAGTTTGGCGAGTTTAATAATTTTGTAAATCGTCCCAAAGTAAAGTACGGCGACAAGCTGTACTCATTTCCAATTAATCTGTTTACGCTGTATCAGATTTGGGGCGTACAGACTCCGGAAGAAGCGCGGCGCAAACTGGAAGAAGCGCGCGTTAAGATCGAGAATCCCGCCAATCTTGAGGAGTGGGCGCTCTCTCAAATTGGCCCGGAGCTGTATTACACGTTTATTCACGGTTATACGACCAAGCAGTGGGGGCGAGATCCGAAAGAGTTGCCCCATGGGATAATAAAGCGGCTTCCTATACGGCTCACGTTTGATGACAACTACTTCTACGACAAGTACCAAGGTATTCCCGTTAACGGTTATACGGCGCTAATCAGTAATATGCTGGCAGGTGCAGACGTCATGCTTAATCATGACTACCTGGCCAAGCGCGACAGTTTTGACGCTATGGCTACGCAAGTTGTATTTACCGGTTGTCTCGACGAGTTCTATGAGTACAAGTTTGGCCGGTTAGACTACCGCACATTGCGCTTTGAGTCCGCGCAAATACTCACGCCTGATTTTCAAGGCAACGCAATTGTGAACTATACGGAAGCCGGCGTGCCGTATACGCGTATTGTCGAGCACAAGCACTTTACAGGGGCGCAGCTAGATCACACGTACATTACGCGCGAGTATCCGACCGCGTGGCATGAAAACGCTACGCCGTACTATCCGATTGCGGATGCGCTAAATACAGCCAGATACTCACAGTATGCAGAGCTAGCCAAAGCAGATAAAAAATATCTGTTTGGCGGCCGGCTAGCAGAGTATAAGTATTACGACATGCATCAAGTGATTGGAAGCGCACTTGCCGCAGCAGAACGCCGCTTGGAGCCGACATGATGCAGTCTGTGGAACAAATTCGCGAAGCTATTTTGGCCGGCGGACTGTATGACGACGGCCGCCCTGTATACGCAGAAAAATATCGGCCGTATTTTTCTGCTACGGGTTTATGGCAGCAGCCCGACGAACTGGCCGAGCTTTTACACTATTTGCAGCAGCAGCATATTCGGTCTTTTTTGAACATTGGCACGTTTAACGGGCGCACGTTCAAATTTATTGCCAATTTCCTGACCGCGCAAAATCCTAATCTTGTTTGCGTGACTGTGGATATCGAGCAGCATCCGACGCTGGTTCAAGCCCCCGAGTACCAGTATGTTATTGGCACGTCTGAAAATTTTGCGCACCAGCGTTTTGACCTCGTGTTTATCGACGGCGACCACGAATACGCTGCCGCCATGCGCGACTTTAACCTGGTGGGGCAGTATGCAAAATTTTGTGTATTTCATGATATTGCCGACCAATGGATTAGTGAACTTCCCGACGGCGGTTGCACGGCTGTTTGGAAAGAGTTAAAACAACAGTGCGCTAAAACGCACGGGATTCACGAATTTGTTACAGCCGATAAACCCACGCAAACAATGGGACTTGGCGTCCTAGCCAAAAAACCAACCATGCGCCGAATTATTGTTACGCCCGCTGGCCGGGCATGTTATTTACGGTTGCTGTCTCGGCATCTCGCCGCACAAAAAACCCACTTTGATGAATGGCGCGTGTGGGTAAACACGGATACGCCAGAGGATTTGCAGTATCTGCAGGAATTATCTGAAAAGTATGATTGGGTCAAATTAATTCCACTTTGTGTGCCGTTCAATCGAAACATGACAATCTATTCGTTCTACAAAGATTGTCTGGACAGCGACGCGGTTTATCTCAGACTAGATGACGACGTTATCTGGCTAGAGGCAAACTTTGTTTCAAAAATGTTTACATTTCGCGAACAGCGAAAAGAGTTTGGTCTTGTGTTTGCAAACATTGTGAACAACGCCATAATATCGCATATCTATCAACGATCTGGTCTGCTAGATTGCCGACACGGTAAATGCGTTTACAACTGCACCGACCATGTTGGTTGGCATAGCGCAGAATTTGCAATGTATCTGCACGAACAGTTTTTGCAGGATCTGCGCCGTGGAGAGATTTCTCGCTGGCGTTGTTTTCCCGAATGGCACTTGCACGATTTTGAGCGTGTGTCAATTAACTCTATCTCATTTTTTGGCGCAGACATGGTCAAATTTGATGGTGAAGTTTTGCCGGACGAAGAGCCGTGGATGGCGTGCTATTTGCCGCAACAGTTGAACAAAATAGCGGCAATCAACGGTAACGCATTGTGCGTTCATTTTGCGTTTGGGCCGCAGCGTGTTGCGCCCGAGTTTGATGAGGCGGCGTTATTGGCGCAGTACGAAAAATTTGCTCCGGTGGTGTGAGGCATTGTTGTGTTACCAGCTACGGCGCAGCAGCAAATAATTGCAATTCCAGATGTGGCGTTTTCGCCGTACGTTGTTTCCGGGAACTCTCGGCAGCACGTGTATTTAGATTTTTACCCAAATCGAAAATATGCGCACACAATTGTTATTGCGCCGCACCACCACGAAGCGTGGTTAAATATTCATTTGTTCAAAATTGCGCTGTTTTGCCGCGCGCACAATATTAAACTTGTGTCAGTTGGTCATGAAAATCAACTGCCATTTTTTGGCATGTTTTCTGACGCAGTTATTTTGCAAAAAGGCAATCTTGACGCGTTGTTTGGCTGGTATTCAACATTCTCAACCGACACAACCGGCTTTGACGAACTGCCAGGCTGGCTCGACGTTTACAAACACGACAATTTACCGTGGGAAACTTTTCCAGTAAATATTGAGCAACTGATACCTGACGCGCGTAAGAAGTACACGTCGCCATGGCGCGCTATATACGCGCACTACGGCGCAGAACACGTAATAGGCGTCTTTAGCGACTGCCGGATTTTTATACAGCAGCGCAGCAAATTTGTGTTTGACGAATTAAACAATGCCGGAAAATTGCCGATAAACGCCATCTGGTGCGAAGTCAAAGAAAAATACGGCAAACTGAATCCGCGGCTGCAAAATTTACGCGACGCCGGTGTGCCGCTCGTTGGATTAGATAAGAGCATGCAGCGCGAACTCGTCAGCGCTTATCCTGCTGATTTTATGACATTGCAGATACTGTGCTCGCTTCGCAATAACTGCAAAATGCTGCTTGGTGCCGGCAGCGCGCATGTTTTTGCAGTTACGCCGGCAAATATAGCAATGGCGATCGCCCCCGCCGACCGTTTTTATGCGGCAGAAACAGAGCATGTGGTTCGTAAATTTAATCAACATCGTTTTGGTAGCGTGCCCTACATCGAAGAGGCGACGCTGACGTGGCTTTGCACAGAAGATCCGCGACAATACTCTACGGCGCCTGAAGATGAGCAGATTGCGCATTGGCAGGTTGATTACTTTTTGGACGAGGCGGCTCTGCGGGCTCATTTGACATGCGCACTATCGCTACAGCCGCGCACAAATATAACTGAAATTACATGGGAGCAATTTTTAGCAGACCGGCGGTTTGACGCGTTTACTGCTGGTTCCGCTGTACGCTTTCAGCGCGCCTGTGGTCACCACTTGTCTGATGCGCGGTTAAATTCTGACGGCACCATTACTCCAGCCTCTGGCAACGAAACATATTGGAATTGCACCGGCGACACGTTGACGTTTAAAACACACCTTGGGCAGACGTCAACCGTTTTTAAACCAATTAATGACCTTACGCTGAGCGGGCCGTTTATTTACAACCAAGAGATTGAACATCAACTTGTTTTGATTAATTGATCGCTTTAGTCGCGTGTGGCATGGTCAAAAAACTCATCCTCAGTAATCACCAAAGCCCGGGCGATCTGGTAATGTTGCTTTACGCAATTACCAGCCTGCACGAAACATATCCGGGCGAGTATCTCACAGACGTGCGGGTGTCTGTGCCGGCTATTTTTAATCACAATCCGCTGATTACAAAAATAGACGACGCAGACGCCGAGGCCACGCGGATTGAAATGGAATATCCGCAGATCCACTCAAGCAACGCCAAACCTTACCGATTTACTACAGCCTTTACAGACTTCCTATCCGATAAGCTCCGCAGACCAATTAAACCGACGAATTTTTCTGGCGTGTTACCTATTGCCGAAGAAGAAAAAACTTGGTATTCAGGCGTGCACGAGAAACTTGGGCGCGATGTTCCATATTGGGTTTTAAACGCTGGACACAAATACGACTTCACAGCAAAGACGTGGTCGTTCAAGCGGTATCAAGAACTTGTGGAGGCGTGCCCAGATGTCTGTTTTGTGCAGATCGGATCTAAAGAACACAATCACCCAGAACTATACGGCGACAATTTAATTCGCATGGTTGGCGAGACGGACGCGCGACAGCTTATTCGTTTGGTCTACAACTCATTTGGCGTAATTAGCCCGGTGAGTCTCGCTGCGCATTTATCGTACGCTGTGCCGGCGCATCCAAGATTTAACCGCGCAAGTAGGGCAAGTATTGTGCTAGCTGGTGGGCGTGAAGGCGCGCACTGGGAGCAGGGCCCGAACCAGCAGTTTTTACACACATGCGGAATGCTGTCGTGCTGTTCTGGGGGCGGGTGCTGGAAAAGCCGCGTCGTGCCAATCAGTGACGGTGATAGCAAAGATAACGAGCTTTGCGTAGCGCCTGTGATGATGGAAGACGGGCAGTGGATCGCCAGCTGCATGTCCATGATCGAAGTTGACGACGTAGCGCGCATTGTTCGGCGTTACATGCGCAATCTGGACTACGAGCCTAAAAACTGACCACGTACCGCTGTGAAAGCAGGGCTGTTTTCGCAATGACGCCGCGCCGCAATACCGCCATTGCACTGGACTTTGACCGAACGTTCACCAGCGATATTGAGTTCTGGCGGTTGTTTGTGCGTTGCGCCGTCATGCGCGGGCATCGTGTGTTTTGCGTCACGGGCCGCACAGAGTCGCCTAAAAACTGGCTCGAGCTGGCTGAGCTGTTTGGCCCGACTGTGCTTAAGCTTCTGAGTGATTGCGTGTTCTGCAACCATTCTTCAAAACGCGCGCGAATGCAAAGCCTGGGCTATAAGATCGACATTTGGATTGATGACATGCCGGAAGGCATCGGCACAGCAGTCGACAGCAGCGCGTTTAAAAAACTTGAAGACCAGTTTGACGTCTGCGAAACGTTGCCTATTTTTACAAAACGCGCTGTAAATCCGGCGGCGATTTGGCGGCCAGCCAGCAAAGAGTTATTTACGGATCCGCCGCCGTCTAGTTTAAACTAGATTTTGCACGCTAAAAAGCCCGTGCGCCCGCCACACCGAATGGATTTGGTGTATGCAAAAACGCTGGCATTATCTGTATGTAATTGTGTACCCGGCGCTCGGGTATAAGTTCTATTATGGCTCACGAATAACCGACCGCATTCCAGATGACGACGTCTCGTATTTTGGGTCGTCGGTGACTTTTGCGCACTACAACGATCCGGCAAATACAGAGTACCAGGCAGACGCGTTAAAGATAATCTTGTGGGCGCGCCACTGGACGCATAACAAGAGAAACACAAACGCGTTAAACCGCAAAGAAGCAGAACTTATTCGCAGCGCCCTGTACGACAATGAACACCTCGGTCCTGACATCTGTTTGAATAGAAATCACGGAAAGCAGATTTTTATGACGCCCGAAGAGCGCCAAGCAGCTCTTGCGCGGTCAATCGCAGGCGGCGGCGGCTTTTTAAACATGTCGGCAGCAAAACTCAAAAAGTTTGCGGCAAAAGGCGGCGCCACAGCGCGAGAATTAGGCGTCGGTATTTACGCGCTGTCTGAGGCGCAGTTGCGGGCAGCTCGTGCGCGCGGAAACGCTGTAATTGCTGAAAAATATGCTAAAACGTACGAGCTCTTGAATCCGCAAAACAAGAAGATCAAATTTAAAAACATGCGCGCTTTTTGCCGCGAACACAATCTTGCGCCCGGGCATTTGCGCCGCGTACACTCTGGAAAATTGAAATCTTACAAAGGCTGGCGAAAACCATGAGTATGCTCAATCAATTGTCACTTATTTTTGGTGTGTTGCTTTTTGGCATTGTCGCTGGCTATATCGCCGGGCGGGTTGATCTCATAATTTGCAAATTAGCGCAAAGTCCCGGCAGCTCCGGCGGCTTTAATTTTAACCGCAAAACAGACAGCAGCGCTAAAGTTAAAACAGAGGTAGCCATCGACGATAGTAAATTCGTCACTGCAATCGATACCGCCGGATTTTCCAAGACATCTGAGACTGCTCTTGGCAAAGTAACCGAAAAATCCGATGATATCCAGGCTTCTGTTTCAAGGCTCGCGCAGTTGAAAGGAAAAGCATGACCGCGCCGTTATTGGCTGTTGTGAGTATAATTTACGCTTATGTGTCCCTTGATCAGTGCTTTAAGGGCAACGGCGCCATGGCGGTGTTGTGGATGAGTTATGCCTGCGCCAACTGCGCGCTTATGTTTGGAAATAAATAGGAGATAATCATGCCCAAAGGCTTAGACGTCGGTACTTCGTTTATCGTGCTGGCAGAAGACACCGCGGACGGAAATGTCGTATACAAAGACTTTCGCGACGCGTTTTACGCCATCAAGCCGACTACGCCCGTCGCGACCAAAATGATCGAGAAGGGCCTGGCCGATAAGGTATTCGTAAAAGACGAGGACAATACGTTTATTCTGCTTGGCCAGGACGCCATTGAAAAAGCAGTTGAGCGTAATGATTCGGCAAAGCGACCGATGTACCGCGGCGTCGTATCGCCCAAAGAAAAAGACGCCAAACGTATTCTGGCGTACATTCTTAAAGAAGTAGTCGGCAAAGGGCTGCCCGGCGAAAAAATTGTATTTTGCGTGCCTGCCCAGCCGGTTGACCAGCCCGACGACGACTTTGACGTCGGTTATCACGAGGACGTTGTGAAGGCGATTTTAGCTGAGCGTAACTACGACGCTCGCGCAATTCACGAGGCCGAGGCGCTGTGCTATTCAGAATTTGAAAACGACGACTACACCGGTATTGGCTTGTCATTTGGTGCCGGCATGGTAAACGTCTGCATCATGCTCAATGGCGAGCCGACGGTGCAATTTTCCACGACGCGCTCTGGCGACTGGGTTGACCGGATGTCGGCGGTGGCAACATCCGAGCCAGACTCGGTAGTTCAAGCCGAAAAGGAACACGGCAAATTTGTCATTGGCGAACCCAACGACAATCCCATTCTGGCCGCTGTGGCCGCGTATTACGATCGCCTGATTGACTACACCACAAAACAGCTCACTGCGGCGCTTACAGGCCACAAAGCGCTACCCAAGTTTAAAAACCCAATTCCAGTTGCAATCGCCGGCGGGACATCCAAGGCCGCTGGTTTCGTAGATATGTTCGCCAAAAAATTGCAAGAAAATGAATTCCCGCTCGTTGTCAAAGAAGTAAGGCACGCCAATGATCCGCTTCACGCAGTTGCGCGCGGATGTTTAATTGCCGCTAAGATTCTTTAATGTTGCGCAGTTCGTAAACCACTTACACACTGATAAAATATGAGTTGTCGTAAGTTAGTCGTGGTGGCCGGCTGGTTAGGGAAGCAGGGCGCCGAGCAGGGATGTGACGCGTCCTGACAGGAAACCGTGGTCAGGTTAAAGCCGCGTTCACGGTAGGTGGAGCAATGAATGCCGCACGAGGTTGAGTTTACGCCTTAGAAAGTCATTGCGTAGCCCCGGTTTGCCGGGGTCCGGGCCTGTGGAGGGGATCACAGGAGCTTACGACAAATTTCATGTAACTTATTAGGTGGCAACATGCTTGACGAATATTTGCATTCGTTATCTGTGTTTGCCAGCGCTTTTGGCGTGTCGGCTTTTGCCGTCCTCGCTACCTTTTTACGGTTTGCCAAAAAACTCTCTCAAATAGGTGTAATTAGCGCAATGCTTAACGCCGGGTTTCTCGGCCTGGCAATCGCGCTTACCTGGTATCAAAACTACTTAAAATCTGAAAATGTGTACGGTCTGCTGGGAATTTGCGTTTTGGCCGGCATGGGTGGTTCTACACTGACCGATTTGTTAATATCGTTGTTGTCGGGAGCAGGCATTAAAGTCACTATAACCCACGAGCGAGACCGCGATGGAGGCGACGAGCATGACAGAACCGATGCGGAGTAAACTCAGCGTTGCGGCCTTGTTTGGCTTTTTGATTTGCGGTTTTTTGCTGCTGGTTTCCGGCTTTGCCGCCGCAAATCACGCAGCGCACGCCGCCGCGGCTCAGGAAACAAGCACAGCGCGTCAGTGACTTTATTGCTTGATAGCTCAACGGTAGAGCAGCCGGCTGTTAACCGGCAGGTTCTAGGTTCGAATCCTAGTCAAGCAGTTTGAGGGTTGCCCATGGATGGTCTAACTGCTTTACACGCTTTCTCGCCTGTATTTAACGCAAAACTTTATACGCAGGGCAACGCGTTCGGCTGGCTGGCAAAAGGCGGAAAAACAGCCAGCGCCGAATATCAGCTATCTGGCCGGCTGTACGCCGCCAAAAGCGGCTGGCTGCTGCTTTCCGTACCAAACGCGCTTGTGCGCGGCGTATTTGACGCCATCACCGCTCCCGGCGTCGAACTTCCGCTGGCTGGCGCAATGAACGTCCCGAATGTGGACAAAGACCTGCTTAACGCCCATATCTCGGTCATGACAGCCGCCGAAGTTGAAAAGATCGGCGCCGACAATATTACAGAGCGCGGGCAGTCGTTTTCTTATACGCTCGGTAGTGTCAGAGAGGTTTCCGCCAAGAATATCGACGGCGTGAGCAAACTTTGGCTGATCGAGGTGGCTAGTCCTGGTTTATCGGCGCTGCGCAAAAGCTATGGCCTGTCTGCGCTGCCTAAAGATCAGCCTTTTCACATTACTGTAGCTATTCGCCGCACCAAAGTGCTTGGCAACAATAGCGTCAGCAAAGGTTACGAAACCTATGCCGAACCGACGGACGGGCATAGCTTTCGTAACCCCCTGAGCAGGGGCGAGTTAAAAGCTGCCAGCTCTGACACAACCACATATGACTGCTGCTGCTCTGGCCCGTGCATGTGCCCAGATACATGCGTGTGCCGCAAACACGGTGCTTGCCACAGTGTTAAAGCCGCAAGCCGTATACCCGTTCGGGAAATTTCTCAAACCGCGTTAGCCGAAGGAGCTAAACATGAGCACGAACACACAAGCAATGATCAAATCGCCCGCAAAGTTGCCAAAGATCATTTGCAAGAAGACGCCGCCGACTACAAAAAAATCGAAAAAATAGAGAAGGCCGCCGCGCCAGAAGTTCCATCAATTATTCTTAGGCTGCGCGAAGCTAAAGCGCATTCTGACAACAAGCGCTATGACCGAAAAAACGCAATTCTGCAGATGCTGATGTCGGAGCACCCTGCGGATTGGTATGTCGACGACCCGCTGCCGAAACACATGGGCGTCACGCATGCGCCGACTAATTTCCGTTTTCACGCAGATCCAGCCATTATTCCCGTCGGGGTTAAGGTTCGCGCAAAAGCTGCCAAAACTAATCCGTACGCCGCCCAGTTAGCCGCAACACCCGTGCAAATTAATCGCAACGACGGCCTGTGGCAAAACTTTATGCATCATTTGCGCAAGGTTAAACAACGCGGTGATTGGCAATTACAAGCTGAGCAGAACTCGCAAGGACTGCTCGCCGAACTTAATCCTGCGTACAAGCAGCAGCTGCAGACGGCGTTAGCGCGCGGACAATATCCGCAGCATAGTACAACGACACAGGTTATCCAGCGCCACGGCGATAACATACTCAGCTATTTAGGCAAATAACATGAACCCGTTAAATTGGCTTAATCGCAAAAAACCGGAAAAACCAAAAGACCCGCCGGACGTGCCGCTAGTTAAACCCAGCCCTGTCCAGGCTGTAAACTATGTGAGGGCGCTGCTGATTCTGAAAAACATTCCGTTTAAAGAACTCATGCAGGAGCTGCGAAAGCTACCGTGGTTTAAAATAACGTACTGCGCGGGCGTCATTATCTGGCTTTACATGACTGGCTTGTTTTTAAACTATTTAGCGCGCGCAATTTTGCCGTAATTCACACATGACATTAGACGACTTAGTTTCGTGGCAAACTGTACCGGAGCGCGTCAAAACGCTGCTTCCCGCCGCGCACGCGTTACAGCTAAAGCACGACAAAGCGGCAGCCGATACTGGTTTATTGGCAATAGCGTCGTTGCGCTGGCTTCCAGAACAGCAGCAAATCGCGGTACACACGCCCGCACCCATTTCAGATCGACTTAAGACCGCTTATGTGAACGAACTCAGTCCGGGTTGCGCGGTTGTATTCACAAACACGGCGCCGGTTGAAGCCGGCATACTCGTCAAGCTGGCGTCTTTTGCGCACAATATCGGCGACGCATGGCGGCTTTCAAACAAAGCTCTCGGCGGCCCAACGCCGTTATCAAACGCAATTGTGTCTGGGCTGCTGCTTGGCGGATTGGGTTACGGCGCAGGCACAGTAGCCGAGCAGCTTTTTCCCGACACGTATGTCGAGCGCGGCCGTTTTCGCCAACCGCTGGCTATTGCTGGGTTACTGGGCGGGCTAGGAATTGGCGGCATGAACGCTGGTGAAACTTACCGGCAGTTGAACAAAATAAATCCAAATCATGGTTATTGGCAGTCATGGATTACGAGCAACACTACGCCAATTACGCCGGCAGAGCAGCAAAAGCAATCAAACTTTGGATTTACGCCAATGCGGTCAGATACAGGACTGCGCGCTCCAACAATTAAAGTAGACGCTTTTAACCGGGCTGTGTGGGCAGACGCGAGCACCGGATATAATCAAACAGGTTTTGTTGACGGCTACACGTCTCCGTCGATCGCCGCGGCAACGACAGGTATTGTCAGCGGCATTGCGGCGCAGGCTCGTTCGCCAATTATTAGCCCCGCGACTGTAATTAACGGTTTGGCGTCTGCGGGCGTCGGCCTCGCCACGGCGAACATTGCTGGCCGCACGTTGGGCGCATTGGCTGGTTTAACGCCGGCCGCGCAGGCAAAGATACAAGACACCGGCATGTGGGCGGGAATGCTGCACGCAGTTATTCCGCCGTTGTTTGGCGCGCAATAAATTTTAAAGCGCAGACTTGCTTAAAACTTTGCGTTAGAGCACAATAAGTAAATAACACTTAAGGAGTACGCTATGACAAAGAAAATTTTGCCAACGGTTAAAACCCCCGTTGATACAGACGTTGTGCGCGAAGAGCTGCGCGTTCTACAGAGCGCGGTAGCTGAAACCGACACGCCGGCAAACTGGATTACGCCTGAATTTGTGGCGATGGTGTCGTCGGTTGCTGTGAATCTTGTAACAGCCGCCACTGTGCTCGGCTGGATCGACGCCGGGGCTGCACAAGAAATTACAAAAGCAACTACAGCTGTTATCGCGGCCGTCGGCACGATCAGTGTAAACGGTTTAATTGTTTGGCGGTATCTAGCCGGCCGCGAGACTGTAAAACGTGAAGCTATTCAGGCCAAATACCGTTACGCCAGTGATGTGGCTGTTGAACGGTTGCGCGCCAGTAATGGTTGGTAATGAGTACCGACCCGCTTATAGCTAGGATTGAATCGAGCGCGGCGCTACGGCGAGCAAGAGAGACCTTGTTAGACGAGGTCGCTTTTCGCGCTGACCCGTCCGCTCGGTTCAGTCCTATGCTGATTTTAATGGCAATTTCAATCATCGTGCAGATGATTGCAATTTGTAAAGAACGCAATACCGAAGAGCGTATTGTTAATTGGATTAAGAACGCCCGTACGTTGCCGCGCTTTCGCACAAAATTATTACGCCGCCGCCTCGTCGCCCTTTGGGAAACACAGTGCGGCGACAGCCCGGAAGGCCACGAAAATAACGCGCTATTTGATGCAGTGCTAGATCTCGGCGAAACGGCTACAGACGCAGAAATTAAAGAAATCATGACCATGGCGAGCGAGGCAGCCGCCGACTAAACATTTGCAAGGAGGCAATAATGGCTAAACCGACGCACGTCATTCCCGTTAATGAAATTCTAAAACGCCTGCAGCAGCTTGGTTATTTTGGCGCTCAGTCGTGGGCGCAGGTTAAGAAAACCAGCGGCAAAGCCCTGGACGCTGCTATTCAAGAGTATCAGCGGTTCAACGGCCTTGAGCCGACCGGCATTGTCGGCGCCAAAACTGCTCACGTCATGGCCCGCCGGCGCTGCGGTTTGCCTGATTTTAACATCTCCGCCCGCAGCGGGCCGTGCAAGTGGCCTATGCACAAGATTACGTATTTCACCACGCTAAAAATGCCGGGCATTACTGATGAGGAAGCGCAGCGGGCGTATGACGTCGCGATCAGCCAGTGGGCCGAGGTTTGCGATATCGCGCCAGTACGAGTAGACGATCCGAACCTTGCCAATATTTATGCAAAGTCTGGCGCCGGTAAAGCCGCCGGCCTCGATGACCGCGGCGGTACTTTAGCGTGGAGCGAGCTGCCGTGCGACGTTACTGAAAATATGCAACTTGACCAAATGTTTGACGAAGCTGAGGCGTGGTCGTTTGATATGGCCGTAGCTGTGACCTGCCATGAAATTGGTCACGCTCTTGGGCTGGCGCATTTAGGTAACGGCAATTTAATGGCCCCGTATTACGATCCAGCTGTTACAGCGCCGCAAAAAGGCGATATAGCCGAAATGGTCGCACTTTACGGCAAACGTAAAAAAGCGAAACAAAAGGCCGAAAAAACACAAACGCAAGTACACGGGACTATCATGATCAATGGTCGTCCGTATATGCTTGTTCCGCAATTCTGATAAAATAGACAAGTCACAGTTTAGTTATAGGAGTGATTATGACTACGTTTCAAATCGTTGCCGGTGTTTTATTCGTATTGACGCTCGCCGCCGCATATGGCAAACAGTTGGCAAGTTTTGTGCCGAAGTTTGCTGCAAAGGCTAGCGGCGTAGAAGTGAAGCAATCGATCGCTATTCCGCTTGTAAATGATATTCTAGCGGTCACGGAGCTACGCGATCGTCTGTCGGCAGAGGGTTGCGAAGATGGTGTTGAAGCCTGCACGACGTTGCTGCGGGTGATCGTAGAGTACAAGCAACCGACAAAGGGCGTTGTATGAAAAAGTTTGCTGCTTGGTTTGCTGGTTTATTGCTCCTGTGGGCGATTGTTTTTCCAAACGGGCTGCCGACTAAGCCTGTTACGCCTGTTACTCCCGTTACTCCCGTTACACCGGCCGGCGAAACGGATGGAAAAATTGTTGAGCTGCTCACAGGTAGCGCCGCGGCGGATCGCGCACGGATTCGGGACGTGTACTTGGCGCTAAAGACTATTCTGCAGCGCCCGTCCGCCCCGACGCTGATTTCTACAACAGAAAAATGGGAAGAACTTCACGCGCGTACGCTCGAGCTTGCAATTGAAGAAGTCGGCAAGTACCCGACACTTGATCAGGCTATCGAGCAGGTTTTTCTAACCACAGTCGGAACTGACGACGTGCTGCCGGGCAATCCCGACACGCTTAAAAAATTAACGGAGGCTTGCGAGATCGTCGCAAATTCGGCCTCTGCGGCAAAATAACATGAGTGTGATAGTTGGTGGGTTTTTGTTGTTTTTAGTGGTGTGGTTACTGGCGGCCCTGGCGTTTTTTCAAATTACGCCAGACCAGCCAGTCGGTTTGGGTGTTCTACAAATTAGGAGCGAACTAAATATGGCTGATATTTTGACCTATGCCGTTTCTGTGAATCCCGTAGTGGATGCTGACGTTGTTTCGCGTGAGCTTTCGGTGTACGTAGACGGTTCGGAAGCTGCGCGGGAAGTGCGGTCTTATCCGTCGGACGCAGCTGGACTCGGCACCGTGAGCGTGCCGCAGAACTCGGCTGTTGTTCTGCAGCTTGTCGATATTGACGACGCCGGTAATCGTTCGGAGCCGGCGGTGCTTGAATTTACCGCGACTGACACGATTGCCCCGGCGGTTCCGGGTAATCTTGGCGTCACACTGGTAGACGAGACGTCCGACGGCGAGCCGACGACCTGATTAATTAGGAGTTACGCCATGGCGAGTACGGAACAATTTTTTGATCACGTATACGACGTCGTTTCCGCATATGAAACCGGATTTGTTGGCGCGTACAGCAATCCGGAGGCGGCCGAAGCGTTGCGCGATCAGATTAAAGCTGCCGGCGGCGTTCCGGACGGCGCCATGGCGTGCGCTGAGTATAAGCTCGAAGAAACGGGCGCGGGCAAACTAAGTTTGCCTTTTCTTGAGATTTTAAAGCTCTACCCTGATGCGCTGCCGGGCGGCGCTCAGGGTCGGGGCGATTGTGTTAGCTGGTCGACGCGAAACGCGTGTCTTGGCACTATGTGCTGTGAAATTACAAGCGGCGCCCCGGACCCGAAAAGCAACCGGCTTGAGGGCGCGCCCGAAGTTAGTGATATCGCGCGGCTGGCGGGTGTGTTGAGCACTGAAGCATTTTATAATTGGCGCCGCCACGGCGGCGACGGCTGGAGCTGCGCTGAAGCGGCGCAGGTTGCCCTAAACGACTCCGGCCTCTGGCTGCGCAAAAAATACGATGAAATTGACGTAGATTTTACGCAATACAGCGCGCGCAATGCCGGCATATACGGCTCGCGCACGCCGCCGGAATCATGGCGCAAAATCGGCGAAAATCATCGCGTGCAGACGATCACAGAAGTTGAGACCTACGAGGCGCTGCGCGATCTTTTAGCTAATGGTTATTGCATTAGCAGTTGCGGCGGCGAGTCGTGGGACAGTGCTCGGGATACGAACGGTGTGTCCAAGCGAACCTCTCGCGGATGGGCGCACGCGCTTGCGTATCTCGGCGTAGACGACCGCAAAGAAATTATTAAACTATACGGCGAACCGCTTGTATTGGTTCAAAATAGCTGGGGTGCTTGGAATGGTGGAGGCCGCCGTGTTTTTGGGACTGTCGTTGACATTCCTGTTGGTTCTTTCTGGTCTAAATGGTCTGATCTCAAAAATCGGTACATGGTTGCGATCTCGGGCGTGAACGGCTGGCCGCCGAAGAAGCTGCGAAGCTATGGCGCCCGCGGTAACATATAAGCAAAACGTGTTACCAAAACTGTAAAAGGACAACACATGTTTGAATGGATTTTATTGGCCGCTCCGGTGATTTATGCCACGCCGCCCCAAAAAGATTATGTCGGCGTGGTCGCTGCAGAGGCTGCTTACGCTTCTTTGCTTCCTAATACGCCGGTGATCAAACCGCTTGTCGATACAAAAGACTGCAAACGCTGCAATGGCGAGGGGCGCATCCGTACAGGTGACGGCCATGCCTGGACAGACTGCCCCGACTGTGAGCCAAAAGACGGCACGCTTAAAAATACGACAAAAGAAGCGCCGTTGGCCCCGTCCATGAAACTGCAGGTCAAACCGCTTCCGCCGGTAAAGACAGGCGACTGCCCGACGGGTACGTGCCCGCTGCGGTCGTAGTCGCTCATATATCAGACGCAAAGGCGCCCCATGTCCGACAGAAAAGACGTTATTGGTAAATGCTACACATACCGCGGGCTCAAGTTTTACGCCCAAAACGGCTTCGTGTGTCTGCACGACGAGCAAACAGGTGAGTTTTTCGTACTGACGCGGCGAGAGTTTCTTGAGCGGGCTGCGGCCCTGAGCCAAGAGGTTAAACAGCTGCGGCACATGATGACAGTAAATCCCAGCAAAAAATGGCTGGCCGCGGACCGGGCTGATTTACAGCAGGGCATCGACACGATGATCGCTGCGGCAAAAGAAGCCAAAGAGCAGGGCGACCGCACTGATCCAGAAGTCGACGCCTGGTTTATGCGGCATCGACCTAACCGTAAAAGCCGCGTATCTCTCGCATCTGCGGCAAATTTTTCTGGCGCTCTTCCCGGCCCGTTACCACTGGGCAACGACACAGGCCGGCACGTATCGCCCGACTTTTCAGTTTCTCCGGGGCAATCTGGTAAAAAGAAGCTTATTCTCCCTGGAGAGTTTTAATGGACATTACAGAAAAAGAAGCGTTTCGGCTGGGGTTTTTAGCCCGTTGCGCCGAAGAAAAGCTTTCCGGCGCCGCTTTAGACGCTCGGCTGGAAAAGGCTGCCGAAAGTCCTGTTAAATTCAGCCCGGTAGATATTGGCGGCAGCACGCTTGCGGCCGGCGGTAAAAGTCTTTTGGACTCTGCTTGGGGGATGCTCGGCCTGCCTTTTGGTATGTCGATTTTGGCCGGCGGCGGGTTAGGTTACGGCACCGCTAAAATGCTTGAGCCGCGCGTGGACGAAGACGAAGTTAAAGCGCAAGAACTAATGAACACCTACAAACTGTATGCCGATAAGGCAAAAGCAAGGAAAAAAGTCCGGCAATATCGCACGGGGCGCAATGAGCTGTGAGCATTAAAAAATACTTTGGCGAGATTGGCGGCCCTGCTCACGGCAACGATCGGCTGCACTGGCCCGGCACTCTCGACGGCTACCCGGTGCGCGGAAATTCGACAGCTGCGGATTTAAAAAAAGAAGAACTCGACAACATAGACTTACGGCTCGACTTCAAAAGCAAAATGTTTGAGCTGTGGGATCCAGACCAAAAAACAGAGTTTGACGACATAAACGATAAAATAGTCAACGGATGGTACTTACTACAGCGCCGAAACGATCACTGGGACGAAGAAAAAAAACACTTTCGCGTATGGCTTGAGTGGGCCCAGGTTTACGGCATGCTTCCGCCAAAGGGGCACGTATGACGCAAGATAAAACAACAACGACAAAAACCAGCGCAGACGAAGCTGCCCGTGCCGCCGCCGCTAAACTCTGGGGCGAGCATTTTTTAAAGTACACGCTCGCTGGGCTTGGAACCGGTATTTCTGGCGCAAATTTGTACAAACTAATTAGCTCTGTAAATAAGGCGCCAGCAAAGTACACAAAATTTGGCCCCGGCGCTAAAACCGTAGACGAAGACGAAAAACTCGCGTCGTTGCAGGGTATTTACGACGCAGCAGTAAGCGCACCGGGCAAATTACTTCAATCGCTGCCAGTAGATACTCCAACTAAAGACGCGCTTGGCGTTTCGGCCGTTTTGGGTGGTACAGGCCTCGGGCTTTACGGCGGCGTGAAGCTCGTCAACGCGCTCGCCGAAAAGAGACGCAAAGAAGAACTACAAGAACAAGTTGATGACGCCAAGGCGCAATATCAAAAAGCGCTGACTGGTAAAAAACACGCGGAAGCACTAGATCGCGCTTTTGATATGTACAAGGCGGCAGACGGCTCTGGCTACGGTATTCGTAACGCGCTCGCCGCCGCACTTAACACTGGCGGTAAGCTACTGCGCGGCGACGTAGCCGGTACCGCCCTCGACGCGGCAGCGCTACCGTTCAAAATTTTACAGCAATCTCCGGCGGCATATAACGCTTACGTCGCATCTGTGCTCGGGACTGGCGCACTTGCCAGCAAAATGACTTACGACTGGACGCGGGCCCGCAGCAAAGATAAAGCCATCGAGAACGCGCAAAAGGTTCGCGCTCGGCTGTCGGGCACGGCCCCGATCTACGTAGATCCGGACCAACTGGCGGCAATTAAAAGCGTAGCAAGCTAACGGGGAGTGCGCTGCCATCATGCCACTTCCCGAGCCATCCAACTCGATTCTTGGCCCGCCACCGCGCTCTTTTGGTGATATCCCGGCGCTACGGGAAAACATCTTTCAGCAGTCGCAGCAGTCGGCGGTAAACGTTGCGCCATTTGACCCCAAGGTCACGCGCAAGGGTATTTTTGATACCGTGGCTAACCAAGCTGCAGGTATTAAACCCATTCAGAACGATTTATACACGCTAAGCATTGCCGACGTTGGCTACGAGGGGCCCGAAGCGTATACAAAGAAGCAGCACAAAGAAGCTGTGCTTTCGCATGGCTCGCTCGCCCGAAAGCTCCGCGGCACCTGGAATCTGACTGACAATAAGACAGGCGCCGTTATCGCACAAAAGCGCGCAACGCTGGCTAACGTGCCGTATATGACCGATTCCGGTACGTTTGTGCATAACGGCGTCGAGTACACGCTCGCGCACCAGATGCGGCTGCGGCCAGGCGTATATACCCGCGAAAAAGACAACGGCGAACTCGAGGCGCATGTAAACGTGCTGCCGGGTAAAGGCCGCATGCACCGCTACTTCCTCGACCCCAAAACGGGCGTATTCAAGATTAATATCGGCCAGGCGCAGATTCCGTTGATGCCGCTTTTAAAGGCGGTCGGTGTGCCGGAGCAAGAAATTCGCAAAGCCTGGGGAAATGAGCTCACCGCTGTAAACATGGAAAAGGGCGACGCCGGCACGCTCGACAAGCTTTACAGCCGGCTCGTATACAAAGCCACGCCAGGGATCGACGCAGCCGGCAAACAAAAAGCTATTGCTGACGAATTCTCACGCATGGAGCTGGATCCAGAGGTAACAAAGCGCACGCTAGGCGAGCCGGTCACGAATCTTACGCCGGATGTCGTGCTCAAGATAACCAAAAAGCTAATTGCGTTAAATCGCAAAGAGGCCGACCCCGACGACCGCGACAGCATGGCTTTTCAGCACGTGCTCGGCCCAGAGGACTTGATTGGCGAGCGCTTCACGAAAGACCGCGCAATGGTGCGGCAGCTTTTATGGAAAGCTACGGCTAAAAAGAGCTTAGATCACGTACCCACCGGCGCGTTTAACAAAGCTATTACCGCTGCGTTAATTGGCTCCGGCCTGGGCAGTGCGCTTGAAGAAATCAATCCAGCAGAAATTTATGACCACCAAACGCGAGTAACCAGACTTGGCGAGGGCGGTATCGGCTCTTTAGACGCCGTGCCGCAAGAATCGCGCAGCGTTCAGCCCAGCCACTTCGGCTTTGTGGATTATCTGCGGTCGCCTGAAAGCGCAAAAGTCGGCGTTGACATGCGGTTTTCTGCTGGCGCTATGAAGGGCTCCGACGGCAAGATCTACACGCGCGTCAAGAATCTCAAGACAGGGCAGCTGGAATTAAAGTCGCCGCAAGACATCGCAGACACGCCACTCGTGTTTCCTGGCGAAGAGCAGAGCGATCTGCCAACTGTAGCGGCGATTGTAAACGGCAAGCTGAAATACATCTCCCGCGAAGACGCCCAATACGCGCTGCCGAACATGGATGCGTCTTTTTCTACGCTTTCTAACATGGTACCGCTCAAGTCCATGATGAAAGGCCACCGCGTGATCATGGGTAGCCGCATGTTTACCCAGGCGCTCCCGCTAGCCAACGCTGAGTCACCGCTGGTTCAGTCCGCCACAGCCGACGACCCAAACAAGTCATACGAAGACGAAATGGGCAAAAAGCTCGGCGCCGTACACGCAGATGAGCTTTCGCAGGTTGTTTCAGTCAGCCCAGACGAAATCGTGCTGCGCAATAAAGACGGCGTTAAAAAAACGATTGAGCTCTATAACGATATGCCGTTTAATCGCAAGACAGCCTGGACGCAAAAACCGGCTGTTCAACCCGGCGACACTGTAAAACCAGGCCAGTTATTAGCCAGCTCAAATTTTACAGATCCAAAAGGCACTGCTGCGCTTGGCTTAAATCTGCGCGTCGGTTATTTGCCGTTTCGGGGCGCTGTCTACGACGACTCAGTGGCTATTTCAGAGTCTGCCGCTAAACGCCTCACCTCTGAGCACATGTATCAGCACGAGGTTGAGGCTGACGATAACACGCATATCGATAAAAAGAAGTTTGTCAGTCTGTTTCCTGGCGAGTACGACAAAAAGCTACTCGACAAATTTGACAGTAATGGTGTAATTCGCAAGGGCTCTGTGGTGAACTATGGCGAGCCACTTATGCTCGTCAGCAAAGCCCGCGAGACAACTTACGGCCAAGTCTTCCGCGGCCGGGCTGCTAATTTTACGAATGACTCTGTTACCTGGGACCATCATGCTCCGGGAATTGTGACAGACGTAACAAAGACCAAAAAGGGTTGGAGCGCGGTTGTTAAAGCCCAGTCTCAGATGGAAGTAGGCGATAAGCTCTCCGGCAGATTTGGCGATAAGGGCGTCGTGGCTGCTGTTATTGCTGACGACCAAATGCCAACAGACGCGCAAGGCCGCCCGCTCGAGGTGCTTGTCAGCCCGCTCGGTCTTGCTAGCCGTATTAACCCGTCTCAGATCGTAGAAGCCGCCCTCGGTAAAGTTGCAGAAAAGACAGGGCAACCGTACAAGATCCAAGATTTCGACAGCTCTAGGGATTTAATTGAGTTCGCCAAGGCTGAATTACGTAAAAACGGGATGCAAGATTTAGACGACGTCACAGATCCCGAAACTGGGCGCAAGATCAAAGGCGTGCTGACCGGTAATCGCTTTTTCATGAAATTGCACCATACAGCTGAATCTAAAGCCCAGGGCCGCGCGACAGGTGGCTATACAGCCGAAGGTACACCGGCAAAAGGCGGAGCAGAGGGCGCAAAACGTGTCGGCATGCTCGATCTCGGCGCGTTGTTATCTCACGGCGCCGGCCAGGTTATCCGCGACGCCAAGATGGTACGCGGGCAGGCTAATCCCGAATACTGGTCGCAGGTGATGGCTGGGTATACTCCGCCGCTGCCAAAGATTCCGCAGGTATATACAAAATTTGTTGAGCAACTGCGCGGGGCTGGCATTAACACAGTCAGAACCGGCACTAAAACGCATATCATGGCCCTGACTGACAAAGACGTCGATCAACTCGCCGGCGACCGTGAAATAGAGAACGCCGAAACAGTCGACTGGAAAACTGGGCTAAAGCCTAAAAAGGGCGGGCTGTTTGACGAGTCATTAACGGGCGGACATAACGGAAACCGCTGGTCAAAGATCACGCTGCACGAGCCAATGCCGAATCCCGTCATGGAAGATCCGATCCGGCGAGTGCTCGGCTTAACCGAAAAAAAGTTCAGAGATGTGCTCGCCGGACGTGAGCAATTGGGCGACAAAACAGGGCCTGTTGCTATAAAAGACGCGCTAGCGCGCGTGAATGTGCCCAAGGCAATAGAGCAGGCCAGATTGGACATCCAATCAGGGCGAAAAACCGCAAGAGACGCCGCGGTGCGGCGTCTCGCTTTTCTTAAGACAGCAGAAAAGACAGGCGCGCATCCAGAATCTTGGATGCTGACAAAAATGCCGGTAATTCCGCCAGCATTCCGGCCAGTCTCGACCATGGGGCAAAAAAAGCTGCCGCTCGTGGCTGACGCTAATTATCTGTACAAAGAGCTGCTCGACGCGAACGGGGCGTTAAAAGAATCGACGGGAGTTCTGGACGATACTGGCGACGAGCGTCTCGGGTTGTACGACGCAATGAAGGGCGTTACGGGTTTAGGCGACCCGCAGCAGGCAAAGAACGTCGAGCGGCGCGTGCGGGGCTTTTTATCGCAAATATTCGGGTCGTCGCCAAAGTACGGCACGGTGCAGCGCAAATTATTAAGCAGCACGGTGGATTTAGTCGGGCGCGCAGTAATCACGCCAAACGCTGACTTAGACATGGATCACGTAGCGCTGCCGGAAGAAAAAGCCTGGGAGATTTACAAGCCATTTATTGTGCGCGGCTTAGTGCGCCGGGGCTTGCCGCGCATGGAAGCTGTCAAAGCGTTTGACGGAAAAAACAACGCGGCACGCGACGAACTAAATGCGCAAATGAATTCGCGGCCAATTATTATTAACCGCGCGCCAGTGCTGCACCGTTACGGCATGATGGCGTTTTATCCGCGGCTGACCAAGAACAAGACGATGGAAGTCAGCCCGCTTGTGACTAAGGGTTTCGGCGCGGACTTTGACGGCGACGCCATGCAATTTCACGTACCCAGCACGGACAGCGCGGCCAAAGAAGCTGCGGAAAAAATGCTGCCCAGCAAAAACTTATTTGCTGCGGCCACTTTTAAAGCGCATTACACGCCAACAGCTGAGCTGCAGGCTGGGCTGTATGTTGCGTCTAATCGCACAAATAAAAAAACGCAGCCGCGTGTGTTCCGGTCGTCTAAAGACGCGATTGCTGCATATAGACGGGGTGAAATAGAGGTCGACACGCCGGTGCATATTGTAGAGAATAGTTAAGTTACGACTTAAGGAGTTTTTTATGTCTATTGTGAACGCTGAGCTTTTACGTCTTGCCCGCGCGCGTCTTGTAAAAGAATCTGTGGCTATGCCCGGCGCTGACCCCGCCGCCGCGCCGGTTGATCCCGCCGCTGGCGTAGACCCGGCGGCAATGGCCGCGCAGCCTGCCGCGCCAATGGACATGGGCATGGGCGCAGCTCCCGCTCCCGCTCCCGCGCCGGCACCGGCTCCAGCACCCGCCGCACCGCAGCAACCAGCGCAGCAAAAATTAAAGCCAGAGCAGATGATGCAGATGATTGATTATCGGCTTTACAATATGCAGCAGCAGCTTACTGCGATTATGAACGCGTTGGGCGTACAGCTCCCGCCTGAAGCTATTGTGCTGCCGCCTGGTTCTACATCCGCACCGCCGGCTGAGTCTGCTTTGCCTGGCGGCGCTGGTGCGCCCACGCCGACGCCCGAACAGGGCGGAGCCGCGCCTGCCGGTTTGCCGCAAGATGTATATGCCGGCGCAGATCCGGTGCAAAACGGTGGCGCGGTTCCCCCGATCGCGCCCGCAAAGGCGGCGCAATGGTGGCAGCAAATGGAATCGCCCAAAGCGGCGTCTTACATTGGCGATCCTGTAACGCGATCAGACGAAGAGCAGCCGATCAATTTACAACTGGCGGCTGACGCCGCGTCGGCGCTGTACAGGAGCCTCATGCGCAATGCGCGTTAAGTCGCAGTACTATTTGCAGCCTACGGTATCTGACGCACATAGCGTTATTGTTGAAGATTCGCGCGGTAACATTTTGTTTGTGGCGGTCGAAGCCGGCGGCAACAGCATTATTGCGGCCCAAGCTGGCGACAAAGACTTCAACGATATTTTAAAGGCGCTGGGCATAGACAAGGTCACGTACGTGACCGAGTTTAAACCAAAGTCTATCGAAGAAATGAAAAACCTGTTGTGACATGCTAAAAACAACGCTCGGTCAAGTTCTGATTAATAGCGCGCTCCCGCCGGATCTGCGGGACTACAGTCGCGTTTTAAACAAAAAGAACATGATTGCGCTGGCGACTGAGCTTGCCAAAAAATATCCAGATAACTATCGCGATGTCATGAAAGAGCTTCAAGACATCGGCTCAGACGCGGCTTACACAACGAACGGATTATCTGTCGGGCTAGACGCAATTAGACCTGCAGTATCGGCGCTTAAAAAACAGCAGGAAGTAAAGCAACGTTTGCGCTCTATTTTGGCCAACCGCGGGCTTGACGATAAAACGCGCAATTTAAAGATTCTCGAGCTGACCAGCGGCGCGCAAAAAGAAATCATCGACGCCGTCGCGGCCGAGGCCGAAGAGCAAGACAATCCGCTGTTTCATCAAGTCAGCGGCGGCATCAAAGGAAATAAGTTTCAGCTAAATAGTCTGCTCGGCGCGGACATGCAATACGTAGATCACAAAAACGATCCGATTCCGATTCCAGTATTACGTAGCTACAGCCAGGGGCTGCGCCCAGTAGAGTATTTTGCTGGCGCGTTCGGCACGCGCAAAGGTTTGATCGATCTTAAAACAGCGACGTCTGACGCCGGGTTTTTTGCGAAGCAACTTGCGCAGATGAATCACAGGCTGCTCGTCACCGCGGACGATGACGACGACGAACAAGCCGCAACCAACGATACACGCGGCCTACCCACTGATGTCGACGATCCGGATAACGAAGGCGCGCTTTTAGCGCGCGGTGCCGGGCCGTATAAAAGAAATACGGTGCTTACGCCAAAGATTCTCAAAGATTTAAAGACGCTCGGTGTAACAGACATACTCGTGCGCAGCCCGACTGTTGGCGGCCCCGCCGATGGCGGCGTATTTGCACGTGACGTTGGGTATCGCGAAAAAATGCGGCTGCCGCCGATTGGTGATTATGTCGGAATCGCGGCGGCACAGGCGCTAGCTGAGCCTGTCACGCAGAGTCAGATTAGCTCCAAGCACAGCGGCGGCGTAGGCGGCGCGAGCGCTATTGCGGGCTTTGGTGCGTTAAACGCGCTGGTGCAGGTTCCAGAAAAATACCCAAACGGCGCTACGCACGCGCACATCGACGGGACTGTACAAGAAATTCGCGCGGCTCCGCAGGGTGGTAGTTACGTAGTTATAAATGGGCAAGAGCATTATGTGCCAACTGGCGTGCCGCTTAAAGTAAAAAAGGGGGACGCGCTGGAAGCCGGCGACGTAGTGTCAGACGGCATGCCCAGCCCCGGCGAAATTGTAAAGTACAAAGGCGTAGGCGAGGGCCGGCGGTATTTTATATCGGCAATGCGGCAAGTTCTTGGCAATACTGGGATAACTGGGCATCGGCGCAACATTGAATTGCTTGCGCGCGGTTTGATTAATCACGTGCGCCTGACCGACGAGCACGGCGATTACGTCCCAGATGACGTTGTGCCGTACTCAATGCTCGAGCGGTCGTGGCAGCCTAGAACTGGAAGTGTCCGCGGCAATCCAAAAAGCTATATGGGGCATTATTTAGAGCGCCCGGTGCTGCACTATTCAATTGGCACAAAGATTGGAAAATCAGTCGTCAACAATCTAAATAAATACGGTATCAACGACATTGAAGTTCACAAAGAGCCGCCGCCGTTTGAACCAGAAATGATTCGCGGAATGGCCAGCGTCGCCACAGACCCGGACTGGATGACCCGAATGATGGGGTCATATCAGCAAAAAAGTTTATTAAATGCCACGCACCGCGCGGCCGAAAGCGACACGGCTGGCAGTAGTTTTGTGCCGACTTTAGCCCGCGGAGAGACGTTTGGCCTCGCCGGCGCCACGAGCGGCTGGAAGCCGCAGCCGTAAAAGAGTGGATTAGAAAGCCAAATACGGGTAAATTATCAATACCGGTTTTAACAGCGCGTAACGTGCCGCATGGAGGTGGCTGTGTATAACAAGAAAAATAAGCAACCCGCTTGGAAACAACACCTCGTCAAAATGGGGCAATACGCCCGTACAGGCGTCAAAACCGCGACACTGGGTGGAAAAGGCGACGACACGCCGTTTGAGCAGGCATTTAGCAATCTGGCCCACGCGTATCTGCAAGACAAAGCCCCAGGCCTGCTCGACCACGAAATCGGCTTTCAGTTGCTCGACCGCAACAACGAAAACACTAAAGCGGTCGGCGTATTTGCATTTAAAGTCGGCTCGCTCTGGCTATATGCGCCGATGTTCTTTTTAAACGGCGACCTCAAGGGCCACGAGCTGTTGTACCTCAAAAACCAGGACATGTTTGTTCCGCTTAAGGAAAATTGGATTAACTACCTGGTAAACCGCAAGCCGAGCATTCTTGGGCAAAGCGTAGACCGTAATTTAACACAACTTGGGCAGCGGCAGCCTGACTTTACGCAAATGAGCCGCTCGCCGTCTAAGTTTGGCTCCGCGCGGCCGTCGTTGAAAGAAATGGTCACGGCAGCTCTTCCCGCGTTTGCAAAAAGCGCGACTACGAACACAGCCAGCGCGTTTGAAGAGCTTGGCGCGACATTAAACCTGCCGGCGTTTTTGAAAGAAGCCGGGCTAGAGGTTGTTCAAAAACTTGTAGCAACTTGTCAGTATGCTCCGCAACTGGCCTCCGCCATCGAAGAGTTTCACGGCCTTGACGTCATTAAGGCCGCTGTAGAGGCGAACACGACGCGTGCGTTGCAGCCCAAAATCGCCAGTGTACTATCTGCCGCGCCGGAAAAACCCGCAGCCGCGGCAGGCCTTAAGGTCATTACGCACGATACCACAGTGCAGACAAAACTGCCGGCTGGTTATTCGGAAGACGATCAAGAGAAATTACTACGCGACGGCGTGCTCATCCTCGATCAGCGCGACCGCGACAACGTATCTATTCCGTATCAAATTCAGGTTGAAAAAAAGCTGTTCAATCCGACTGAAAGCGGCTTGTACGACATTCTTGTAAAGCCGGGCGATATCGAGCGTTGCTATGTTGCCGTACATCCAATGGGCGCGGCAAAGCGGGCAGATTTTGTCACAGTCGTCCGAACAGACGGCACACCGGACTGGATTAACACCCGCGCGGATCATGTTTTTGCGTTAACCCGCATCGAGGGCGACGAGTTCGACAGCTGGTTTGAAAAGCTGCCGGAAGCGACCAAGCTCTCGGGCGGAATGACTCGGGCGATCCTGTTAAACAAAAAAGGCGATACGACCGTGCCGGTACGCGTTATCCGCGAATACGGCGACAGCGAATACGGCACCACCTCTTACGAAGTACACCTCGAAGATCACAGCAAGTATCCGCCGAGAGGTTCGATTGGCGCGTGCTGCTATACCGATCCGCTGAACTACGATAAATGGCGCGACGGCGTGCGTGTGCATCTTGGCGCCAGCAAGGGCTCTAAGCTGCGGTCCAGCATGGGTGATATTTTCGTGCCGAAAGGGTTTAAGATGCTCAAGTGCGCCCCAGGCGAAGACGACGTCGCCGACGTTGAAGAAGCCGGGCAAGGTTCGTGCGGTTGCGGAGAAAGCAAAGATCCGCCGCTCATGCCTGGTAATCTTGTAGATGCGCAACTAGCGCTTATGAGCAAAACAGCGGCTCTGCGTATTTATCACAACGGCACCGAGTTTTCGATTAATCCAGAGCTCAATAAAGAAGCACGTGTGGGTCACATCAAGGCGCTTGTTACGCTTGTAGAGCATCACGGCCTGCGCGAAGACGCGGCCCGCGAAATTCTTAAGCAGGCCGCTGCTAAACGTAAGTTTGAATGCCGCGTAAAATACGCCGCGCCGTACGGCGCCCCGATGATGATCAACGACGCGCCCACTGCGCCGACTATGCCGCCGCCGGTAATGGGCGGGGAGTATGTGCTAAACACCGATGTACCGACACAACTTGGCATCGACCAGGGCGTACCGGTTCCAGGCATGAGCGCGATGCGCACAGACCGCCAGGTTTACAACCCGAATCCAAAATACGACAAAGGTGTGTTGGCCAGCGGCGACGACAGCGAAATTCAGCGCATTCTTGCGGCGGCGGGCTCTGGCCAAAAAGAAGTATTTGACACGGCCATGATTGGTAGCATGTTGCGGGCTGTCCGCGATGACTCCCTTGTAGACCGGTACATGGGCGAGTTGACTAAAGGCTTAGACAAGCTGGGGCGTATTCTGTTTATGTTTTACTGGCACGGCGACCGGTTTGCTGAACGCTACGGCAAATCAGATATGCCGGAGCTTGAGGATTCGTTGCGCAACGCCTTCGAAATGCTTGGCGACGTAATCCTGTTCTTGAAACAAAAGACTATCGAAGCGTATCCGACAGAAGACACAAGCGACGTCGATCTCGGCGCCGTAGCAAATTCATAATAGGTGACACATGGCTAGCACGATTTGGTCTGGTACCACTACGTTTACGGCGCCAAGCGGCACTAAAACAATTGTGCCAGTAAAGATGCCCCACCGCGGTATTCTGCGCGGTTATGCGCTTGTGCAAACAAGTGGCGCCGACAACAAGTTTGACGCTGACTTGTATGCAAGTAATCAAGCGACGCAACCAAACGCGTCACTGCCGGCCGAGGCCTTCCACGTGCTGAGTCTGGCTGATTTTGCAGATGTTGTATCTGACCCGGACGTCGTGGCTATTGCTGAAAACAGCAACATTAACGTGGCGTATCTGAACCGCGACGGCACACCAACGCTACCGCAGCGGTTTTTATATCTTTGGATCAAGCCAAACGGCAGCGGCTCTAAGAATTTCGTGCTGACCGTGACCGTCGAAACGCCGACGCTGCGCTAAATATCTACGGAGCAATACCATGTCTGACACACGTGTATTCCGCGCAATACATTTTCAGAACCGCCGCCGCGAGGTTGTAAGCGACACGGACCCGACGCCGATCAACGTGCAGCCGGGCGAAATGTTGTACGACCCAGAAGAGAACAAACTGTACGCCGGACTTGACGACACGACTGTCGCAGAGGTTGGCGCCGCCGCTACAAAAACCGTGAAACTCACGCAGGCGGAATACGATGCCCTCACGCCAGCTGCCGACACCGTTTACATGATTGTGGGCTAGCATGAAGTTTGGCTCACGTAACGTGACGGCAGTACGGCACGGCTCGCAAGTCGTGCGTGTTTAAACGTGTAAGTTACGCGGTTTTATAATTTTGTGGCCTACCCGCAAAGCGGATAAAATGACGCGTAACCCGCGAAAGAAATTAAAATGCCAAGCCGTATTTTTCGCCTATTTAAACTGCCCAGGCGCCACCGAGAAGCTGCTGGGCCCAGTTCTCCGCCTAGCGATTTACGGCCAGGAGAGCTCGCCGTCGGCGAAAACGAAGGCGTGCTGTATTACGGCAAAGCTGACGGAAGCACGGTGACGCTAACAGGAGGCGGCGGCGGTGTCGCCAGCACAGGCAGCATTGTTGCGCTGACGCAGGCGGAATACAGCGCGCTTACGCCAACCGCAAACACCACCTATTTGATTATCGAATGAGCATTAAGTTTGGCTCTAGCAACGTGACGGCTGTACGGTACGGCGCGCAGATCGTGTCGGCTGTGTACTACGGCACGCAACCGGTTTGGCAACTGCCCACACCTACGCCCACACCTACGCCCACACCTACACCTACACCAACTAGAACACCTACACCTACACCAACTAGAACACCTACGCCGACACCAACTAGAACACCTACACCTACACCTACACCAACACCTACACCAACACCTACGGCTACACCCACGCCTACGGCTACACCAACGCCAACGGCCACACCTACACCTACACCAACACCTACACCTACACCCACGCCTACGGCTACACCCACGCCCACACCAACACCTACACCCACACCTACGGCTACACCAACGCCAACGGCCACACTTACACCTACACCTACAGCTACACCCACGCCCACACCGACACCTACACCAGCGCCTGTCACACAGAGCCTCTGGAAAGTTGACGCCCTCTCGCCCGTGTATCACTGGAGCACTTAAGCTATGGCCGCGCCAAATGCCAACAGCCCGACGAAAGTTGAATTCAAGTCTGCCAGGCTCGCCGCCACGACTTCGTCGCAGACGATCGTGTCGTGCGGTGCGGCATCGAATATGGCAATCCGCGTCGTAAGCCTCATTGCGGCGAACATCGACGGCACCAACGCCGCTGACGTTACCGTTACAACGAGCGACGGCACGAACTCGCACGCTATCGTTTCGACGGTGACGGTTCCTGCCGATGCTTCGCTCGTCATCGCCAGTCGGGAGAATCCGATCCACCTCGCGGAAGGCTGGACGCTCGCCGGGCTTGCGAGCGCGAACGGCGACATTGTTTTCACGACCGCGCACGAGGAGATCACCTGATGAGAGGGCGAGGGGGATTCATAGGGTTCAACCGCGTCCCGGCAGCGTCGGCCATTAGTTCTGCGGCGAGCGGCGTGTGGACGGTGCGTGAGGCAGAGAGTCTGAAGCGGGAGGGTACTTGGCCGAGTGCGCCCGGCTTGACGACGGTGACAGGCGGGACAATTACAGCGCCCGGCGACGGTTACCAATATCACACGTTCACAAGTAGCGGAACTCTGGTAGTCGCTGGTGGCTCATTGATTTGCGAAGTGTTGGTTGTAGGTGCTGGAGGTAGCGGCAGCCGTTCCAGAAGCGGTGGCGGCGGTGGTGGCGGCGGCGTGTTGTATCAGTTGAATCAATCCATCGCAGTAGGCTCATACGCTGTCACGGTGGCTGGAACGGCAACGAGAACGAACTCTGGAAACGGTGCTGCCGGCGACCCATCCTCTATAGCTTCGCTTTACGTTGCCACAGGTGGCGGCGGGGGCATACGCGACGGTAATTATCGCCATAGAGGCGGTACTTCTGGGTATCCGACAACAACCTCAAATAGTGCTGGTAATACTGGTGGTACGGGAGATGAGTGCAATGAACTAGACAGCGGAGGTGGCGGAGGAGGAGCAGGCGGCGTTGGCTCTAATGCCCCGTGCAACGATAGCGCGGCTGGAGGTGCGGGCAGAACAGTGTTTGGCGTGACTTATGGCGCGGGTGGCAGGGGCGGCTCTGAAGGGCTAGGCGCTCGCGCAGACGGCACCGCTAATCGGGGCGAGGGCGGCTCGGGCGGCCAGAACTTCGGGACAAACACTGCGGGAGATGGTGGCTCTGGTGTAGTGATTGTCAGGTATTTGTTGTAATGAAAACGTACTACCGATTGCCAACTGGAAGGTCTTTGGCATTTGTTGCCAGAACAGGCACCACCGCCATTTTGTGCGCCGTCAGTGTCTCTTTTCCAGGCTATCAAGAAGACTGGTGCTGCGAGTCTGTTCTGCCGCCGGAATGCGTGGTTGTTGTGAGAGAGCCTGTTCGTCGTTTTCAATCGCTACTGTGGGCGATGCACACTACGGCAGACGAGGCCATCGGGCACCTTACAAACTCACCGCACTATAGATGCGGTCGCGGATATTTGTCGCATTTTCGTCCGGTGTCAACGCTGGTTCAGCCAGACAGTCGATTGTTTATTTTTGGCGACATCGCCGTATGGCCTGCTCTTGGCTTGGCGCCCTACACCGAAGTTGTTGGGGCTACCCCAGAGTTTCCGGTTCTTTCTCAAGAGCAGGAAAACGCTGTGCGACAAATCTACGCCGACGACATCGCGCTGTGGGAGTCGCTGGCATGACCCTCTACTGCGCCCTCCAAGACCAAGAAGTGATCTATCTCCTCTGCGAGTTCATGCAGACGCTTTGCCTCTGCTACCTCGTCTGGCGGTCGCCGTGAGACACACCATCGAACTCCTGCTCTGCTCCACCATCGGCGGCTACTGCGTCTGGCGTTGCTACTCAGTCCTGCCGATGGCAATCGCGGAGGCTCATGCCCTCGTCGCGGCGTACCTTGGGCGGGTGCAGGAGTTGGACTCGCTGGTTGAACCTGAGGGCGAGTGACGCTCTTCACCTTAGAGAGAGACTTTCGCGGCGTTTGAGGGCATTTCAGAAATAGACTGCTTCTGGTCTGCTTATGACAAACAATTTAGGGCGTGGATAGAGTAATTGATAGAATAAAATTCACGAGAAGAGAAAGTGAATTAATAGGATTAATTGCGGCGCCGAGCCTGCGGCGATAAACTCTACATGGCGGCTTGATTGCAGATCTTGCTGCCGCGCTGTCGATACGAAAAGCAAAGTTCAGAGAATCTAGTTATCATTGGAGCTAGTGATGCCAACCCCAAATCTCAATAGCCCCACGCGGGTCGAAGGAAAAGTCGCGGTGCTGGTGGTCACTACGACGCCGACGAATATCGTCGCCAACGCCGCCGACAGCAATGCTACTGTGCGCATTAATACTTTGTTGGTGAGCAACGTCAATGGCGCGACGGCCGGTTCGGTTAACATAAGCGTTTATCGCGGCGCGACAGAATACTTTTTGGCCAAGACTGTGGCAATCAACCCAGACGAAAGTTATAGTGTTTTCGACCGTCACATGTATCTTGAACCGGGCGACAGTCTTCGAATCACGGCAGATGCCGCAGAAAAAATTCAAGCAGTTTGCGCATACGAAATCATTTCTTGAGGTGAAAAATGGCTCTGATCACTTACGAAGGTTTTGAAAACTACAGTTCTCTGGCCGATGTTCGCTCTTGGTTTGGTTTTTCTTATTATCAAACTCCGAGCATTATTTCCATTACTGACGGCACAGTCGCTCCGCGCAACAATTTGAGTTGCTTGAAAATGGTCAGCAGCCGTTCTTACGGGAGCGGTACGGAAATCAACACAGCCAGAGACTTTTACCCAAAGTTTGCGATCAGTTCGCCAACAAACGCCACATATACGACTGGCGTGGTTGGCTTTGCGTTTTATCCGCGCTTACCGAGCGGCGGCGGCTGGGGCCCGTTTACGCCGATTGCGGCTATCGTAGGCGCCGATAATAAGCCGCACTTCTATGTTTGCATGAACGCAAACTACCAGATTGAGATTCGCCGCTGGAACACTGCGGCTACGATGTCTACGCGCAACGCAGTGTCCGCCGCAAACTATACTTGGAGCCAAGATCACGTCTCGGTTGGCTACAACGAAGGCGAATATTGCAATAGCGGGCGCACCGGTTGGGAACACCATGTTACCGCGCCGTATACGTACTCCTGCAACAGCGTTAACGCTACGTTTCCCGGCGCCGCATTGTCCAGCACCAAATTTGACTTGATAGGAACTGCAAATGGCGCAACGGCTAATGTACTTGCGGCAAATCAGTGGAACTACATCGAAATCAAGTTTGTGCTCGAAAACACCGCGTCAAACGGCGGCAGCGTGCAGGTGAAAATAAACCGCAACTCCACAGACGCCACGCTTGATTTGAATTTGACTGGCGTTAGAAACAGCACGCAGGCAACGAACACATATCAAAAACTGATGTTTGGCATTGTCTGGGGTCACACAGCTGCCGGCACTGCGGGTGCGGCCAATCTTTCGTGGACAACATACATTGACGATATCTACTGGTTAGATCAAAGCGGCGCAACTTTTAACAACTTTCTTGGGCGCGTGAGTTGCCAAAAAATCAACTACACAACAACTGAGAATAACACGGCCTACAATGGCGGTTTAGCGGCCGTCCAAGAAACGTTTTCCGGGTCTTCCGGTTATAATCTGCCTGCCGGCACATCCGGCGTAATAACGTTTACCGCAGCAAATCAGGATGTCACGTTTTCTACTAAAGAAGCCGCCGTTGCTCTCCAACCATTAGTTGTACAGCAATTTGTTTACGGCCACAAAGAAGGCGGCAACAATTTGTTGCGCTGTCGTGCAAGTTATCTGGGCGCCGTATCTGGCAGCACCGACCTCACGCTCAGCAACGACTTTATAAACGGCGGACTTTCGTATGTGACATACGAAACCGCGCCAGACGCAGCCGCGTGGACGGCAGAAAAACTGAAGAATACGCAATTTTCGCACACAGTGATTAAACCCTAATGCCTATTTCGCGTAGAAACAAAAAACTTTTTACGTATCGCACGTACGATTACGCGCGCGCGTTTGCTCAAACATCTGGCGCACAGCCGTTACCGGCGGTTGGGCAATCTGGCGCCAATGTTTTGTTTATCAAACCTGATTTAGACGCCGCCGTAACACTCGCGAGCGGCTACGCATTTAGTTTTTCGGTTTCTGTTACGGCGGTTAATAGCGCCGCACCCATTCTGTACCAATGGCAGACATCGGCTGACGGCACGACGTGGACAAACGTTGTTGGCGCAGTAGCGCGCGTATACACGCGCACCTTTACCGGAACTGATAACGGCCTGCGTGTGCGCGTTTTGATTTCTCAACTTTTGCGCACAATCGTTAGCCGAGTTTGTCAAGTAACTGTTGTACCGCCAACGTCCCGCTTAACGCCGTTGACAGGTTACTATCCAGATTATTCAAACCTAACGACCTGCTTTTTATCTGGCCTGTTTGCGGACAATCTTGAAAACCCGCTCAGTTTATCGCGCACA